TCCGATTGTAGGACAATAAAAACCGGCAAAACATGGGAGACATTGGTTATAGACTCCACGCCAATCAGTACTTGCATAGTATCCGGCACGACATGTTACCAAAGCCGGCATTGAACATTGCCCGTCCAACAAGTCATATTTCAAAGTACTCGAAACACCATTCCCACAAAATCCAGTTAGAGGAGTAGTTTCATTTGTTCTACATCTAGTTCCAATTAAACCGACTGTTTTATATACAGTAGGTGCTACCATACTTCCACTTGATCGACCTCTATATGTAATTTGTGTGTCGGGACAACTGTACGAATATGCATCAACCTCGCATAGATTGTTAACACATGAACCACTTGGACAATGAGAGTTGGTCGTACACTGTACACAAGTCGTCCCCGTATCATATGGAGCATACTCCGGACATTGACACGTTCCTTGTATACACTTTTTCCCTCCTGTGCAAGACGAGTTAAAGAAACAATAAACACATCTATTCAATCCGAGATTGAAATAAGGTGTCGAAGTCGGACAAGTAGTGCATATTTGTCCAGAACTTAAACATGGAAAACAATCTGCCACAGATGATGCCGGTGTTGATATAATCGTTTGGGGACCCCCACCTGATGTATATCCTGCAGGGCATTGAATCGACGTCGTTGCGTTTGGACAATAATAATTCGCCGGACATCTCCTAATACAGTTTATTCCATCGTTCGCCCATATATATCCTGGTGAAGGTGTTATTAAACAGGCTTGTGGACTACATGATGTCTTACTGGTTCCCCAAATATAACCTGGTTGAGGTATTGGACACTGGTCATAATCACATACATAACCCCCAATATTTTGAGAGTCGGGTTTCCAAACTTGTCCTAGTGGTGGATTAGAACCACACGCCACACATGTGCCTTGTGCGTCTCTACCTTGTCCAGGTTGGCATAACACACATTGATTTCGTCCAATGCCGCATGTTTTTGTTAAACCTTCAGCAGGTGCTGTACCATTACATAGAGTCTCCCAATAGTCTTGTTTACAAAATGCGCATATTGCGGATGTACCAGTTGTAGTTGGTAATGGTGTGTATTGCCATGTAGAACCTGATCCACCAGGTAAGGTCGGGGGAGATAAAAGGCGGCCACCTGTAAAGTCAATGGGATCGGCCGTATATGCCCAAGGTATAGCGCCGAGTGTCCAGTTTGCTCCAGTCCAAGCGTATCCATTATTACATGAACATCTAGTGGAATTTTGACTTGAAGATGAACTTGCTGGACAACTTAAACAAGACGACCCAGATATATATTTATTAGCGGAACACGTCTCACATCTTGAACCGCTCCACCCATTTCTACAATAACAACTGGATTCTGTACCAACTGACGTCCCTCCGTTTAGACAAGGTTGGCAACTTGAACCTACAAGTATATTATTAACTGGACATGTCTGAAAAACGCACGTGTAACTCGTATCTATTGTACGGTTATTTGTAGCAGAGTGAGATCCTTCACACCCTCCTCCAGGTACATTCTGTACTACATATCCGTTTGGACATGAACGAATTCCAGATAATATAGAACATTGTATTTGTGAAGCTGGTGTCGGACAATAATAATTTGCTGGACAAGGTTGTTCAGATTCTGAAAGCTGTGGACAATAACTACCGGGTGAACATTGCATGCATGTTCGTGTGCTGGATGGAGTCGATGTACACGGTGTTACATAAGTACCAGCCGGACAATTGTTAGTGCATACTGTTGTTATATCGTTCCAAAATCCAGGGGTATCGAATGGCGAAAGTACATATTCATAACGATACACAATATTAACATATTCCTCACACGTTGCTGGACCCGATTGTGTAAACCAATTTCCGCTCCAATCAAAACTAGAAAAGTCAAACGATACTGCATAATTTATTCTACAAAATCTGAAACTGGTCGATATTCTAGACGTCCAAGGATATAGACCAGATGGAACTACTTCAGCAGTCCCATTTGAGTTTATTTTCACATATTGTCCATCTTTAATCAATGTTCCTGGATATCCTGGATATTCCAAAGGGTCAACTTGATTAACAAATTCATAATGATTTGATTGAGAAACCTGAAAAACACTATCTCTTGAAAAAAACGTATATTCGATTTTTGTAAATCTTCTGTCATTTGATAAAGCTTTTCCGTCACTCGATACTATACGAAATCCTTCTCGTACAAACGGTACTTGTGTAAAGGTAAATGTATCCGGAGTTCCGTAAGGTGTTCCCGAAGGATGATTTGTCATAGGCCATTTACGAAAACTTAAATAATCTGTCAAGTTATAGAGCTGATCTGTTAATATGGAGCCTTCCCCGAGTCTATCACCCGAACTTCCTAATTGTCCATTGGCCAAAACTTCTGAGATAAGATCTGAATATGAGTAAATACGTGATAAATCTTCTTTACTTAAAAAACCAAACATTGGAACTTCAAATTGTGGATATCCCGTAACAATTCTTTTATTAGAGCCCAACGTAAATAATTTAAATCCCTCCCCGCTTGCTACAGTAAAAACAACAAATGACTCAAAGTGGGATGCAATTTTATAAAACTTTCCAGCTTGAATAACAAGGTTATGATCCGGAAATGTGCCATCTGTCTGGTATTGTAGCTCGGTTATAGCATCCGCAGGACTCGCGTTCCCCTTTGAAACACCAACCTCGTTCGTCGTGACGTGACCGGCCCGGTTATACTTTCTGACTGGACAATACGCACAAGAGTCTATGTCAGACGTTGAAAATGATGCGATCGGGTCCGACGCCGAATCGTTCTCGTTGATGACCCGCGCAATGTCGCGATTGCACGCCGGTGCATCCTCGCAATACGCTCCCTGATTTGTGAGGTCCGTGCCAAGAGGGTTTGTACCAGATGATCTACCCGGTATCGTCTCTTTTACAAACCCCACCTTTTGATCGACGTATTCACGTGTCGTTGTTGCATCCCTTACCAGTTCGCACACGGTACTCGTATCGAGGCCTCCGAAATTGAAACCGGTACAGTTTGGTGTATCGTCGCAACGATCAGCACACTCGTCGACGGTCGTGACTGTTGGTGCGAGCAACAGATTTCCACCCGTTGTGGTGGCCGCCTGAAAATCGATCAGTTCGTAACCGGGTGTCGTCGTCATTAATGGAGGTACAACCCCGGTACCTTCAATGTCGAGCGATCCGCGTGACACATCGTTCGGGTTGTAATACACGTCGACCGTTTCACCGTTCGTGACAGTTCTGTCCCAGGATCCTGTAAACGTGTATGGTGTACCACTCACCGTGTATGTCACCGTAGCGGTAGATTTGCCGGTGCTGTCCGGTCCGGCAACACCAGAAAGCGTACCGGTCACTTTTTCTGGTTTTTTCACCAGCACAGCCGAGTTTTGAATAACGTTCGTGTACGTGTCAACCGTATATTGAACTCGATCTGCCCGGACAGGATTCGCAGCCGTCTCAAAATTATATCCGATAAGCGGGCTTCCAGTGTTGATTGCATTTTGTAAGGGGACTGGTAACATATCGTTCTGGACGGATACGGGTGCTTCGACTGTAGGGCCTGATAAAGGCGTTGTCGACGCTTCGTTCAGTATAGGACATAGTGTGGGGTCACCCAGTGTGACCCCGGTGATGCACGCCGCAGGCTGCCCACTCATACTATATTTGTTTCTTTTTTTTTCAACGTGTATTACAATGGCGGTGGATACGTTTGGTGTCACTATAAAGATTATCAGTGCACTCGCCTTGATATTTTTCGTGTACATATTGGTCGCCGGATCAATCACTCTCGTTCTGTACACCAGGATAGGTCAGGGTGACCCGACAGGTTTCTGGTATACAGACAGAGACAAGCTCAAAAAGTACATTTTCAAATCATGGATCGACTGGGCCGGAACCCCGTCAACCTTTTCTTACTTTTCTCAGTTTGCGGGACTCGGAGCATCGACCGTGTATAAGACGTTTTCGAATGCATCGGTTCGCAATTGTATGTTACAGTGCGAGTCGGCCAACAGTCGTGGAAAGACTGCCAAGTGTGTCGGCTTTGACTTTCAGCAGAGTACATCCAACATATGCACTTTGTACTCGGCCATGGACGGTATCATAGCTGGACCTGGAGGAAATACTCTTTACTTTATTGATGGTTTAGATACCGCAAGACAATATGTCGGATACGCAGACAAAACGATGCCGACATTGGCAACTTCGAACATCATAGAGTCGTCCGAAGGTTTTGGATGTTTCTCAAATTGTAGTTCGAACGCTTCTTGTACCGGACTCTTGTATTCAAACACGAACACGTGTGTGTTGTTCAACTCACCTTTCGATTCGACAAAACTTATTGCCGAAGCAAACACGACAACATATACGATAACGACCCACTCGGGTCTTACGAGTTCCCCGATCCGTTATTATTAGATTTTTTTGACATCATAGTTTTGATGAGGTCGAACACAATGGGACCGATAAGAACGACTATTAAAATACCAAGACCGATCATAAGCCAGGCTCCAAAATCAATATCTGTAAGACCCTCAAGGAAATCGCCAAGAAAGTTGCCAGCAGCGGCACCGGCATCCTCTACAGCCTGGTCGACATGATTTTCGAACGATGTTTTGATGACACCGTAGCCTTTATCAGTCAGGTCAATCGTTGAACTGTCCGATTTTTTAGAATCAACCACAAACTCTTTGTCACCCTTTACTTTCGTGACTGGAACATCAGTTCCGTCCAGCGTGTCAATCGTCGAATCGTGCCACTCTATGTCGTCTGTATCGGTAATTTTTACGGCACTTTCCAATGAACCGGGTGAACCGACTTTTTTGACCGACCATGTCACACCAACCTTTGTTGGTGTTCCGATAGTATATCCAAACACCGTAGTTTTCTCAGCAACTATCCGTTTAAACTTAATTTCGGCACCTGCCGATGCGAGATACGTTGCGAGTGCCGCCGCAAGAATACCTGCGATGAGGGCAGCAGCAACTCCGGCCGCGATAAGTTTGTTTCTGAACGCAGCAGATTTCGCCTTTGCCTCAGCATCCGTCTTTGATCCTGGACCACCGGTATTGTTTGGAGGTTTACCACCACCACCGTCACCCTCCGGTGAACCCGGAGCACCCGGAGCACCCGGAGCACCCGGAGCACCCGGAGCACCCGGAGCACCCGGAGCACCCGGAGCATCCGGTGAACCCGGAGCACCCGGAGCACCCGGAGCATCCGGTGAACCCGGAGCACCCGGAGCACCCGGAGCACCCGGAGCATCCGGTGAACCCGGAGCACCCGGAGCACCCGGACCACCACCAATATTCGGACCACTGAAATTCGGACCACTGAAATTCGGAGCCAGAAACTCTTTCTTGGGCATGACAACCTGGGCGACCGTTGCCAACATTTCTTCTATTGGAGATGGCTGGTCGAGTTCATCTAGAGACGCCATCCTAATTTTAGTCATATAAAATAAATGTTGTACCAGGCGACTGTCAAGCGGGCCTGGTACGACATTCAAGGCAGGAAATACCTGAATATCGAGTTTGACGGAACGACCAAACAAGTCAAGGTGCCCTTTCGTTACGGGCGCGTCATGTGTCACGTGTGCGGCCTGACTCCCGTTCAGGACATGCCTGAAGGGTCAGTACTCGAATGTGTCATCGAACGCAAGACATGGAGTGGTGAAACATTCTGGATACTTCACAGCGTCACCAGCTGTCGGTTACCGACGCGCATAGACGTGTCGACGTGACCGGCCAGCGGACTCGTAAAGTTCCAATCGACCGGAATGGTGTGCAGGAGCATCCATGACGGATCGACCGTGTCGACCGCGACGTACTGTTCGGCAGTCGGGACGAGCGACTCCATCGTCCGGCCACACGTGAGCGTCTGGAAATCAGACGACATCATAATGGCACCCGTCACGTCGTGTGGGCTCTCGATCATCTTGAACACGTCATCCGGTGTAAACACGACGTTCGGGTCGACGCACATGTATGCGTCAAACTCCTCGCCGGCGCATACGGCGAAACACTCTGCCCGGGTAGGCTTCTGGGACACCATCACCTGGTGGCCGCGCTGGGCGCACTTCAGAATCAGGTCAGTCCAGACCATCAGAAAATGGCTCGAGTACGTCTCGCCTGGCAGGATAAAACACAGACGCATTTGGTATACAAGTGTCTCATGTCTCTAACTCGCTCCGGCTATGTCACGACACCGAACAGTGAACTCAAGCGTGAACTTACCGTCCGGGCGATTGAAAATGCGCTCGGTCTTCGTCCGCCGGCGTTCAAGGTGTTTCGCGAAACGAGGAATCATCTGTGCGTTCCTCGATTTTATGGCGAAGAAAAGCTCGGACCGGCCGGACGGGACGCGCGCCCCGATCCTGTTTCAGTCAACGTGACATTCACCGGAAAACTTCGAGATTACCAACAGACGGCCCACGATAAGTACGAAGGCCACGGTGTCCTTTCGCTCGACACCGGTATGGGCAAGACGGCAACCGGTCTCGCAATCGCGTGCACGATGAAAACACGAACACTCATCATCGTCCACAAAGAGTTTTTGGCGAACCAGTGGATCGAACGCATCGGTCAGTTTTGTCCCGGCGCGACGGTCGGACGCGTCCAGGGTGACAAGTGTGACCTGGAACACCCGTTCGTCATCGGCATGATTCAGACACTGTGCATGCGAAGCTATCCGGTTGGTACGTTCGACTCGATCGGCATGGTGATTGTGGACGAGGCGCACCACGTGGGCGCGCCCGCCTTTTCACAGGCCATGTTCAGCATGTGCCCCAAGTACACGTTGGGACTCACGGCGACGCCCGACCGAAAGGATGGTCTGACACGTGTCCTGTATTGGTTCCTCGGGTCGTGTTTCTTTTCGCTCCACCGTGAATCGTCAAAAAACGTTCGAGTGTACAAAACCATGTTTGTGTCACCCGAGTACATGCACCCACCACCCGTCTCGCGGATCGGCAAGGTGTGCTTGGCCTCGATGGTCAATATACTTGTCGAAATCCCCGAACGGAACGAACTTTTGTTGGACATTATTCGGGACGTTTCGGTCAGTCACCACACACTCATTCTGACGGACCGGCGTGGACACTGTGAATGGCTCGTCGCGCAGCTCGGGCCGACAAAGGCTGGCCTCTACATGGGCGGGATGAAGCAAACCGAACTGGACGAATCGGCCAAGAAACGGATCGTCGTGGGGACATTTTCATTGGCCCACGAAGGACTTGACATTCCGACACTCAGTGCAGTTGTGCTCGCGACGCCGCATTCGGATGTTCGACAGGCGGTCGGGCGCATTTTACGTGTCGACGGACCCAAGGTTATTTACGACATTGTCGACGCCTGGAGCGTTATGAATGCCATGTATCGAAAACGTCTCAAGATTTACTCAGACTGTGGGTTCCAGACTGAGCACGAAAAAGAGGAGGACCAGACTGCGTCATTGTTTCAGCAAGGGAAATGTATGCTGTCACTAGAAGATGCCTGACGGAGCGTATATTGTCGTGGCACTCGCTTTGTGTTGTCTGATTGCGGTGGTCATCGATCAGATTCGTCAGCAAAATTCGAAACAGGTTGTTCTTTCGATGATGGACCTAAAGGAGTTCAAGGACCTGCCGGTTGAGTTCCGTGGGGCGCTCCGGCGTGTGTTACCAGACCCTGTGCTTATTCGTCAGCAGTGGAAAACTCTCACGCCTGACCAGAAGCGAATGGTTATTCAACAGGTTTCGGGTGTCATCCCGCAGCCCAGGCACCACCACCACCACGCACCGGAACCGACGCCACCGCCTCCGCCACTGGAGCCGCCAAAACCTGAACCGTCGACTTTTAAAAAAGGATTTTTACTGAAGCAGAACAAGAAGAAAGGTGCCAAAAATAAAGAACATGACGAGGTAATTACACTCGGTAGCGTCGGGTCCGGCGAAGATGCCGGCCCGCTCGCGTCTGACGACCGGAACGCGTCTTTTCTGGGGAGTGACGACTAGGTGGTCGTCTTCACCAAATGGCGCGTAGGCCACTCCCATGTTTTATGCATAGACTTTTTCTAGAGCACAACCTCCTTCTTCTTTGCACCGCCGGCGCGTTTCTTGCGCTGGGTTCCGACATTCACTTCGCGCGTGTCCGAACCCATATCGATCGAAACAATATCAGACACCTCGTCATCCTCGACGACGCGCGGTGCTGGCTCGCGCGTCTGCATGGCTGGCGGCGGGCCCATCATACCGAACAGGGCCGACATGTCCATGCCTGGGCCGCGCATCTCACGGCGGCCGTCGACGGACGGAGGAGGTGGGCCGCCCGCCTGGGGTGTCGATGCCGCTTGCTGTTGTGTGCGCTGGACGGCATCCATCATGTTCTTGACCAGGTCGGGATTTTGCTTGAGCACCTTGCCCATGTCTGGCATGGCCGCCTTGAACATGCTGTTGGTCAGGTGGAACATCATGGCCGAACCGCCAACCATCATAATCAGCTTCACCTCGGGTGCGACATTCACCTTGGTGTTGTACTTGGCGTACAGCTCCTCGAATACCGTGTCGTAATCATCCTGATTCTCCATGACGCTCTCGGACCAACCGTCGAGCTGCAAATCGAACGGGTCGAAACGCTTGTTCATAAACTCGAGACCGGTAACGCACGCCATGAGCACACGGCGCTGAAACCGGATTGCACGGTCAACCTCGATCGCATAGGTTAGCCGTTTGTACTCTGTCCGAATTTCCTCAATGTCGCTGTAGACATTCAGACGAGACGAGGTGTGCAGACCACGCTTTGCCAGGCGAGCAATCTTGTTGAGCAGGTCCGCCTTTTCATCTTCGATGGTTTTGTAACCCTCGCTCGGGCCGCTGTTGCCGCCGCCGGAATACTGCTGCTGTTGTGGCTGGCCCTCCTCACCATCGTCGTCCTCGTTCACCTCGTCGCCGCCATCCCACATCTCGGGCATGGGCGGGGGAGGGACGGTGCTCTTGCCAGGGTTGATGAAGGCATCCAGACCGGGGTCCTGAGACGAAAACGTCTGGACGGGGGGTGGACGACGTACGGTACGGTTCGGGGGTGGTTTGCGGACCGGGACCGTCTTCTTCTCAGGTGGGTCGAACGAAATTTCGTCCATCAGGCGACGCTCATCGTCATTGAGGTTCAAGGTCAGTCCGGTATCAACACCCAACTCCATTGACTTTCTTAAAGAAAGGAAGTTACTGGCTTTAACGCAGGTTTTTTCTTTTTCTTGGTTGACTAGTAAACATGAAGGTCTCTAAGATTGTTGTCATTGTCCTCCTGCTCATCATTTTGTACCAGGTGTCCTTCCCGCGCGTGAGCGGCTATGCGGACCTGGCCATCAAGACGTCCCGTGGCGAGCCCTCCGGACTGTTCAAGCTGAAGCACGGTCTGCAGTACACCGCCAGCGGCTTCAACAAGGATTCAGCCTACTACAGCAAGGACCTGACGCCAGGCGGTCTGGGTGGTGACGGTGATTTCATCCGCGGCCAGCAGCGCGACTGGACCATCGAGAAGGGCGTCGGCGGCTCTATCCTGGCTTAGATTGTTCCGATGTATTGATACACGGATGGAAGAGCATCTGGTAGGGCCCTAAAATATTTGCGATTCATTGTATAAATTACTGGAAGATTGTCGTCGTCGCTGATGATGACGGTATCCGGTCGACAAAAGTGCATGACGTTCAGAATGTCCGAACGGACAACGGGTTCGTCATGCCCTCCGTCAACGTGTATCAAATCAAACGTACGTCCTACATTTTTTGAAATGTATTCTGGCAGTGTCTGGCGTGAGTCCCCGTAGTGAATCTTGATACGACCTGGAAACTGTGAATCCAGATACTCAAAACACGGACGTGTGTACGCGTGCCACCCAATGTCAAAGAGTTCGACGGTGCTCGTCGGATTGGACATTAGGTACAAAAGACACGAGTGTCCGGCGTTGAATCCAATTTCCAAAATAGTCTTTGCTTTTTGAGAATAGTTGAACAGGTTCAAACGTTTGGTCAAAAACTCTGACACTTCTCCGCCGTGTTGATACTGGAACCAAAAGACATTTCCCTCGCATGGTTCACCGGTCGTCTCGACAAGCTCTTGGAGTTTCTTGACATGGCGAACAATCTCGTCGTGTTGACTTTCGTAGGTGAACTCTTCACCCATGAGGTGTTTACGGATGAGCGTCCGCATGTTCCAATTGACCCGAACCTCGTGAGACACTTTGTGAGAATACTCTTTGAGTTCCTGAATATTGTTGTTCCAGGCGTTGAGCTGAGCGAGCGCGTCATCGGCCGTGTCGAACACAGCGATACCTTTGACGTGTTGGGCGTTCCCGACCGGCCGGGTCAACACTGGAATGCCGCACGATGCCGCCTCAAAAATTCCCAACGGTCCAGCTTCGAGTTCCGAACAGCACAAGAGTGCGTCGATATCTTTGTAGAGGTCTTTGGGTGGAACATCATTTTTTCCAAAAATGTAGACTGGTTCGAATCCACCTCGTTCACAAATTTCTGTAAACACGGGAAGCCCTTTATTTTTGATATATTCTTCACATGCAGTATAGTCTCCAATGATACCGAGACGACGGATCGGACCGGTCACTTTGTGACCCAACGGAAACACGTCTGTATCGGCACCAAAAGGGCACCAAAATGGGTTCTGGACACCGTATTTTTCCATCTCACGACACGTGTCTCGGCAAACTCCACCGTACCGTGGTCCGTTCTGAAAGCCTTCGAGTGTTTCTTTGAAATTGCTCATGCCTTCGAACCGAGGAAAGTGGCTCACGATAACAAACCGGCGAAGCATATCTGGTGAAGGTTCAATACCAAACGTCTTACCGAAAGACACGAGTGACGTGTTTGAAATGATCGAATCGTACTCTTTCCATTTCTCCTCAACCCATAATTGACGATTTGTCTCAGCGTTCGACCAGTCATAGATGTCAACTCCGGGTATGTATTTTTGGATAGCTTTTGATATACGACCGAGGGCCCACTTTGTCTCGGTCCATATGGCGATCCGTTTTGTCGGCCGGTCAACAGGTGTCATATTTCCATTGAAAAAAGCCTCGTACATGTCGGCGATCCGTTGGGTCGAGAAGTTCACCACGGCCCATGTACGACATTTTACTGGATCAATTTCTTTGATGCGTCGTCCGGCGTCAATCATCTGTTCGAGCGTCCGGCACCGGAAGCCAGTGACGCCGTGGACATTAAACTCTGTAAAAGCCCCCCAGTCAGCCGTAATAATAGGCGTGCCGGACATCATCGCCTCGACGTGCACGCCACAAAATGGTTCGGCGAAGGTCGACATGCATACGACCGCCTTGGCCCGGGCCATGAGATTTTTACGTTGGTCGACGTCGACATGGCCCACGATTTCAAGATGGGGAGGCGGAGGCCACATCTGAACTTCTTTCAGGCCTTCTTCCGTATTTTGACCGGCAATTTTGAGCGGAACGCCGAGTCGTTCGGTCATTCGAATTGCGTGGTCGACACCCTTTGCAGACCCGATTCGACCGACAAACAAAAAATAGTCGTCCCGTTCACTGACCGGCACAACATGTTCAACAAAGTCACTTGTTTCAAAATAGTTTGGAATGACCGCCTCTTTCGACCACGTATCGAGTGGACTGCAGTGACCGACGCGGCCGAGTGACGTGTACGAATGATACATGGCGTACGATTCAAAAATTTTGTATTCTGCAAAGTGCCCATACGGATACCCAATTCCTGGCTCGACCACTTTCATGTCTTTGCCAGCCTGCTCACATATCGCCTTGTGGCCTGCACCCCAGAATGCAAGCAAAAAATCACCAGGTTGCTTTCGGGCACATATTTCACGGACACAGTTTGTGTTAAACTCGGTGTACGCTTCATCGTTCATGTCAAACTTGAACAACTTTGATCTAAAATCGTGTTGGCCGTACGTACGGTCGTATGCTTCCCGACTGAGAACAGTCACGTGCTCACTACACTCGACATCGGAATCTTCGTGACCATAGTGAATGACAGTGTGACCACGAAGAGTCATCATCGAACAAAACTTGAGAACCTTTTGGGTAAACGCACACGCTATATACTCTTTATTTGTTATTGTATGTTGAATACCAATTGTGTGGAACCTCATCTTAAAGATACACGTACGATTCTTTTATATAAAATCTCCGTCTGAATTAGATAATGTATTCGATTACCAATCAGGGTGACGGGTGTTGTTCGTCGTCGCCTATCATTATTATTTCAGGACTTCCAGGTGCCACCGGCGCAACCGGTGCAACTGGATTTACAGGCGCGACTGGTCTCACGGGTTCTACTGGTGCAACAGGCGCAACTGGAGCGACAGGTTTTACGGGGTCGACCGGAGCGACCGGTTTTACAGGTTCGACCGGAGCCACAGGTGCAACCGGAGCGACAGGTTTTACGGGGTCGACCGGAGCGACAGGCGCGACAGGTGCAACTGGTTTCACGGGGTCGACCGGAGCGACCGGTGCAACTGGTGCGACTGGTTTTACGGGGTCGACCGGCGCGACCGGAGCGACCGGTTTCACAGGTTCGACCGGAGCGACCGGAGCGACCGGAGCGACTGGTTTTACTGGGTCAACTGGTGCTACCGGCGCAACCGGAGCGACTGGTTTTACTGGGTCGACTGGAGCCACAGGTGCAACCGGAGCGACTGGTTTCACAGGGTCAACTGGAGCTACAGGTGCGACCGGTGCGACTGGTTTTACAGGGTCTACCGGAGCGACTGGTGCAACCGGAGCGACTGGTTTTACAGGGTCGACCGGAGCCACGGGTGCAACCGGAGCGACTGGTTTTACGGGGTCAACTGGAGCTACAGGTGCGACTGGAGCGACTGGTTTTACAGGTGCGACCGGAGCCACGGGTGCAACCGGAGCGACTGGTTTTACAGGGTCGACTGGTGCTACCGGTGCAACCGGAGCGACTGGTTTTACAGGGTCGACCGGAGCCACGGGTGCAACCGGGGCGACTGGTTTTACTGGGTCGACCGGAGCCACGGGTGCAACCGGAGCGACTGGTTTTACTGGGTCGACCGGAGCCACGGGCGCGACGGGTGCGACTGGTTTTACGGGGTCGACCGGAGCCACGGGTGCAACCGGAGCGACTGGGTTCACGGGGTCGACCGGAGCGACTGGTTTTACAGGGTCGACCGGAGCCACGGGTGCAACCGGAGCGACTGGGTTCACGGGGTCGACCGGAGCCACGGGTGCAACCGGAGCGACTGGTTTTACAGGGTCGACCGGAGCCACGGGTGCAACCGGAGCGACTGGTTTTACGGGTGCAACCGGAGCGACTGGTTTTACAGGGTCGACCGGAGCCACGGGTGCAACCGGGGCGACTGGTTTTACGGGGTCAACTGGAGCTACAGGTGCGACTGGAGCGACTGGTTTTACAGGGTCGACCGGAGCCACGGGTGCAACCGGAGCGACTGGTTTTACAGGGTCGACCGGAGCCACGGGTGCAACCGGAGCGACTGGTTTTACAGGGTCGACCGGAGCCACGGGTGCAACGGGTGCAGAAGGTGTCACAGGTGCGACCGGACTTCAGTATATAGGTGCGACTGGTGCAACCGGTGTCGGTACTGCACCAGCCGGAAATCCGGGCGAAGTCGTCTATCTCGTGTCGTCTGGTGTTGCCGCGGCGACCGCAAACATCTTTTTGAGCACGAGTAATCTTGTCGGTGTAGGCACAAACACACCAACCTCGAGTCTCCAGGTTGTCGGAAATGTGTACGTATCGAACGCCGTGACGACAACAAACTTGTTTGCAAACACATTAACGTTAACAGGCACAGGAGGTCAAACGACTCTGAATGTCCGGAACAATGTATTTGTTTCTGACACCGTTACCAAAATGATAGACAACACCTCTCTCGCGATGTATGTCGGTGGAGGTACAATTTCATCAACTCTTTCTCGTGCTATTAATACATACTCTACATCTTATCCCAATTTTTTAGCGACCGGGGGGTCTCAATTTTATTTCAACGACACGGCTATACAAGCCTTGACTCCACAAACAGTCACGAATTTCGGGTGGTCATCTGCTATGAGCGCCGACGGAAACACGGTAATAGTTACGGGTTATGGTTCAGGTTTAGCACCTTACGTTTACCGGTTTACGGGTGGGTCTTGGGATTCAGGGACGCCTCTGACTGGACAAGCAGTCACGTTTTTCGGGTGGTCAACTGCTATGAGCGCCGACGGAAACACGGTAATAGTCACGGGTCTAGCTTCAGGTTTAGCGCCTTACGTATACCGGTTTACGAATGGGTCTTGGGATTCAGGAACGGCTCTGACTGGAAAATCAGTCACGAATTTCGGGAATTCATCTGCTATGAGCGCCGACGGAAACACGGTAATAGTCACGGGGCAAATTTCAGGTGGAGCGCCTTACGTTTACCGGTTTACGGGTGGGTCTTGGGATTCAGGGACGGCTCTGACTGGACAAGCAGTGGTCGACTTCGGGCAGTCATCTGATATGAGCGCCGACGGAAACACGGTCATTGTCACGGGACGAACTAACACCGGTATGACACCTTACGTTTACAGGTTTACGGGTGGGTCTTGGGATTCAGGGACGGCTCTGACTGCACAAGACCCCGCGTATTTCGGGAATTCAACTGCTATGAGCGCCGACGGAAACACGGTCATTGTCACGGGACAAGCTTCAGGTTTAGCGCCTTACGTTTACCGGTTTACGAATGGGTCTTGGGATTCAGGAACGGCTCTGACTGGAAAATCAGTCACGAATTTCGGGAATTCATCTGCTATGAGCGCCGACGGAAACACGGTCATTGTCACGGGACAAGCCAACACCGGTATGACACCTTACGTTTACAGGTTTACGGGTGGGTCTTGGGATTCAGGGACGGCTCTGACTGCACAAGCAGTCATAAACTTCGGGAGTTCAACTGCTATGAGCGCCGACGGAAACACGGTCATTGTCACGGGACGAACTAACACCGGTATGACACCTTACGTTTATGTATTAGGACCTAGGTTTCAGGTGAACAACACGATTAATGTGTACAATGGAATGCTCGGTATAGGCACCACAGCGCCGACAGCCACCCTCACAGTCAGTGGGAACTTGTATTACAACGAAGACTTGACGAAACGCGCCCCACACATCATTCCCACCGTGGCAAATGCAACCGTAATCCAAGCGTGGATATCAGCGACGTGTAATGTCATCGACCAACAAGGGTCGTTCTGGGCACCGAGTTCCCGTCCGTCATTTGCAAACGTCGCAACAGGTCCGGTTGGAAGTAGTGCCTATGTTGGCTCGGTAAGTCTTCCGGACGGTCGTATTCTCTTTGTACCGTACAGCACAACAACGGTCGGTCTTTTCAATCCTTTTACGAACCAGTTTTCGGCAGTCACACCGACAAACTTTTCAGGAATAGTCGCACCGCGTTTCTACGGTGGGGTCGCCGTCCCGTCCGGAAATGTTATTTTCGTTCCGTATACGAGTTCAAACATAGGTTCGTACAACCCAGCAACAGGAGTCTATGCAAATGTGTTCCGGCACAACATTAAGACGCCAGTGTTCAGAGGAGGTGTTTTGGATGGACAATCGAACGTAACGATGGTTCCCACTACTGGACATTCAAACATATGTGCGTACAACGGAGCAGCCGGTACATTTGCAAACATGGTTTCGACCGGAACATTGCTCGGATTTTCTGGTGCGGTGTTGCTTCCAACCGGTAACATCATGTGTATTCCAGACGGTACTTCAAATATCGTTCAGTACAGTCCGACCGACCGTACGTATTCAAATTCGACCATAGAGTCAAGTGGATTTCAGGGGGGTGTACTCACGCCAAATGGAAATGTCGTGTGCATTCCAAATACAAACGCGAATGTCGTCGTCGTCAATCCTTCTGGAAATCCACCGTACGCCTTCTCGAACATTCAAGTTCGTAGAGCAGGCGGAGGTGGGTTTGCTGGAGGAGTACTTTTACCATCCGGGAATATCGTATGCGTTTCAAACACAAATTCGAACGCCGGTATGATTGATCCTTTTGTGCTCACATATTCGAACATTGTGCCACAAAGCGGTGTAGCCCAGTTAGGTTCGTACTTTGGTGGTTCACTTTCAATCGATGGCCGAGTCATATTTTGTCCACACAGATCGACAAACGTCGCATGTCTGACAACGACGACGCCAGTCATTCCAGAATTACGCTTGGCGCCATATTTTAATAAACTCTAATAGAACATGTCGGAGACTATTCATTATGGGTTGAAAAACCTCGTTGATATCGGGAACGTTGGTATTGGGACGACAACCCCTGTAACTGCACTTGACGTTGTTGGGAGTATTCGCCAGAGCGCACTCCCAGTGCTTTATGTATACAAAAGCGGAGGGGACCAGACTATAGCAAAAGTAGCTACAGCCATCACGTTTCCATCTACAACTTATAATACTCAGTGGACTCTTACGTCAACGTCTCGTTTCACACTCACGGGTCCATCCGGGTATTATTTAATACGGGCACGATTACAATCAACTAGTACATTTGCGTCTCTAGGTGCTTCAATAAGAGTGAACGGAACTGAACGCGGTGTATCGTATAGCACCTGTACAGGTGGTGCTAACAATGTGAGTATCTATGCAGAAATTGCGTGGTTGTTGAATACGAATGACTTTATTGAAGTATTTGGAATTCCATCGGGTTCACTAACTATACAATCGGCAGGTGATGCTCGTACGGCACTTCAGGCTGTTTATTTATCTGGGACAACATAAACTCTAATAGAACATGTCGGAGACTATTTATTATGGGTTGAAAAACCTCGTTGATATCGGGAACGTTGGTATTGGGACGACAACCCCTGTAACTGCACTTGACGTTGTTGGAAGTATTCGTCAGAGCACACTTCCAGTGCTTTATGTATACAAAGGTACAGGGGTCAATCAGTCTGTAACAACAGCTACAGCAGCCATCACGTTTCCATCTACAACTTATAATACTCAGTGGACTCTTACGTCAACGTCTCGTTTCACACTCACGGGTCCATCCGGGTATTATTTAATACGGACACGATTATCCTCAACTACTGCATTTTCGTACCTAGGTGCTTCAATAAAAGTGAACGGAACTGAACGCGGTGGTCCATATAGCAACGGACCGGGTGGTACTGCCACTGCGAGTACCTATGCAGAAATTGTGTGGTTGTTGAATACGAATGACTTTATTGAAGTAGTTGGAATTCCATCGGTTACAGTAACTATACAATCGGGATCTGATACTCGTACGGCACTTCAGGCTGTTTATTTATCTGGAACAACATAAACTCTAGAACATGTCGGAGACTATTCATTATGGGTTGAAAAACCTCGTTGATATCGGGAACGTTGGTATTGGGACGACAACCCCTGTAACTGCACTTGACGTTGTTGGAAGTATTCGTCAGAGCACACTTCCAGTACTTTATGTATACAAAGCTCAAGCTCCAGGCGATCAGACTATAACAGTAGCTACAGTCATCGTACTTGGCGGTACAAATTATAATACTCAGTGGACTCTTACGTCAACGTCTCGTTTCACACTCACAGGTCCGTCCGGGTATTATTTAATACGGGCACGATTACAATCATCTAGTACATTTTCGTACCTAGGTGCTTCAATAAGAGTGAACGGAACTGAACGTGCTGTATCGTATAACTTCGCTCCGGCAACTACTAGATATACGACTAATCATACAGAAGTTGTATGGTTATTGAACACGAATGACTATATTGAAGTATTTGGAATTCCATCTGCTTCACTAATTATACAATCATCAACGGCAGGTGATGCTCGTACGGCACTTCAGGCTGTTTATTTATCTGGGACAACATAAATGGTCGACATCACAGTCACATTGACACCTGTCCAGTATAAGGCTTTCCAGTATATTGCTTATTCACCAGAAGAATGGATTCAAAATGCAGCAACATCCAGGGCGTTATCAGCGATTGATGAAGTTGTTAAAAATGAAGTTCAAAGAATGATGAACGATCCGACCGTGACGATTATTCCAGCGGACAAAGATACTATAGTGATGAACTGCATACAACCTACTGCTCAGGAGACACAAGATGCACAGCAGATGGTCTAACCGCACAGACCGCGCATTTCCGCGTAGCTCATATTCCCATCGACAAACTTGGCCATTGCGGTCGTCTGGACCGGGTCATTTACAATCTGGGTGCAATGACCCAGTGTCTCGTCGTAATTGTAAATCTTTTCAATCTCGGGCAGCTCGAGAACCCATGCATTCTCCTCTGGACGCCACGACATCTTCTTGACAAAAGGGTCGGACGGCGCCTTCTCGTACACCTTGATAGTCCCGGTCCGGTTGTCAATCCACATTACGTAAATGGGGCGTGTTGTGTTTATACACTTCGAGCACGTCGTGAATGACCGGATGACGCACGACGTCGGCCGTCGTAAACTCGACGTGCTGAATAGACTCTGGGATGTGAAAACTTTCGAGTCGGTGCACAAAATCACTGAGACCATTATTCTCAAACCCGCGGTCATGCTGGACTGGATCTCCAGTGACCACGAGTTTTGAACCTTCGCCGATGCGTGTAAGCACCATACGCATCTGATTCGGCGTCGCGTTCTGCATCTCATCAGCAATAATCCATGAACGGTCAAACGTTCGGCCGCGCATGTACGCCAACGGACACACTTCGATTGTGCCATCGTACATCATTCGGTCAAGTTGACTTTGTGAATAGTACCGACGGAGCGCATCAAACATCGGTCGGGTCCACGGTGTCATCTTCTCCTCGAGCGTTCCGGGCAAAAAACCATGTTGCTCATCGACCGAGACGGCCGGTCGAGTCATGATGAGTCGTTCAACCTTTTTTTTAGCGAGCGCCTCTGCACCAATGTGACACGCCACCAGTGTCTTTCCCGTTCCGGCAGGCCCGGACGCAAACACGATGGGCGGTTTGGGCACCTGCAGGAGCGAAACAAACAGACGTTGGTTGGCCGTCCGCGGAAGCATCTCTATACTCTATACAATTTCTGTGTTTATATCAGAATGGAGTGCATGCCATTGACCACAGAGGCTAGTCTGTTCAACAGGGATAGTATGAGATTGAACGGTCCGTCGATGATTATTATTTTTTGGCTTTTTATATTTGCGCTCACCCGTTTGGTTGGTCTAAAATGGTCAGTGATTACACTTGTTCTCTTATATGTCGGCGCGGTCATAGTTCGTTCAAAAGAATTTAAAAAACAATTTCCTCAGACAGATTTTTCAAATGTAAAAGAGGGTGATGTGATTGTAGTCTGTCGCGGTGGAAAGGGTGGAATGGCATCTGATGTATCTGAATTGTACATGTATCACATTTTTGGTTTGTTATTTACCGGATCGATTTTTGGTCACGTCGGTCTCGTGTTTCGAGATGTCGACAATGTTCTCAAAGTTGTCGATGTTCGTTTAAATCTCGATTCGGCTGATGGTTCACGTCATTTCGTCTGTACAGTTCCAGAATTTGACCAACAATATAAAGGTGTAAAGTATCTCACGTCTCGCCCTCCTTTGACCAAGGATGAAAGTCGACGACTCACTGAAGCAGTTTACGACATCGCACCACACATAGGTCACTGTCAAGATTGTTTCAATCCGTTTCGGCTTGCCGCAACGCCTTCAAATACTGCATCTCGTGAAGAAATGTTTCGATTTGGTAAACAGTATGGTTATGGATGTGCCGAAAACATTGCAATGATTTTAAGATGGGCACAACTTGATGCACCCTCACAACGATTTGTTTTACCACATCATTTTACTTTCTAAACATTATATAATGCTGTGGTATGTTTCACAATCGCCCATTGACGGTGTCGGATTGTTTGCGTCCGTTAATGTGTTCCCAATGGACGTCATCGGGGTTGCCATTGATTCAAATAGAGTCATAACACCTATGGCTTCTAAAATAAACCATTCATGGTCACCAAACTGTCGGTTATCTTTTCAAAACAATCAATGGTTTTTGTACAGTTTTCGACCAATTCCACAGGGGAACGAGCTCACGGTCGATTATCGCGACACACCCGACTTTATTCTTAAACCAAATCCTCAGTGGGGTTAAAATGATGACTCTCTGTCAGAGTATGTTTGCAAAATGGAGGACACCCCACGGTCCCGGGACGCACGTCCTCATGGACGGCGGGATTCTTGACGTGCCGCTCGACCAGGTGGACTCGTTCTATGTCGAGTACATGGCTGTCATTCGAAAGGGAAAACAGCGCGTCTATGTCGTCGAACAAAAAACGGACGTCTTTCGTTTCTTTGTCGACCTGGATTTCAAAGACTCGGAACCGTTGAGCGACACTCTTCTTTTGGAGACTCTCCAAAAAATGTGCGACGTGGTGCCGGGTCGGTGTATCGTCGCGCGCGCACCGGTTCGCGAGGTTGACGGGCTCCAAAAGTCCGGCGTCCACATTCACTGGCCGGACACGCTGGTCACGCGCCAAGAGGCGCTCGCCTACCGAACCAAGATTCTTATGGAACTTGACGGTCCAGAATGGGCCGATTTCATCGACGCGAGTGTCTATGGCGGAAGCGGGCTACGCATGCTCTGGTCACACAAAAAACCGACCGGTGATCCGTATGTACCATGGGAGCCCGGAGAGGCTGTCCCGGAACTGGACATTGAAACCCTTCGACTGTTCAGTATTCGCACGAACGAGGTGCGGCCGACAATCCAGGATACCGGGTCGCATGACGCACTCGAGGCGTATATCCAAAAGTATATTCCGGGTCAGGCGCGCGCGCACGTGAAGCGCGTGGGGCAAAAGGGGTCATCCAGGTGGGTCCAGACCGATTCACACTTTTGCGAAAACATCAACGCCGAGCACAAATCGAATCATGTGTGGTTTTCAATCTACGGCGATCGGATATGTCAGATGTGTCACGATGCCGATACGTGTCACGGGTTTGTCGGTAAAGAGTACATACTTTCTCCCAGTATAGTAGATGATCGTCCAGTGGTTAGTGCTCCTGGCCCTTCTATTCTTAGTCTTCTTCCCGGGCATTGGTTCCCTGAAGCCTCCACGAACAATAGCGAGTCGGTACATACGGGCGGTCCATCCGTACTCGGGTCTCGATCCAGTAACGTGGGGTCACTTCAAAACAAACATTCAAGTGTTCGAGGACGAGGAGGACGTGGCCGTGGCCGCAAAGGCCCTCTACCACGCGACGGAGAATATTCGTGATTTGGGACTTTCGATTCGACGCATGGACGACAGTCACATCCAGGAAGAACTTGACGACCTGGCAGCCCGTCTCGGTATCGAAGGCGAGTATGAGCTGTACACTTCGGCAAAGAAGAAGGGGTTCTATTTCTTTCCACGATACTTAAACGAAATGCACGAAGATGAAATAGATGCCCCGATTGGCGAAGAAGCGCTCCGTCGAGGCGGCACCGTCGGCGACCCCGGAACCCACTTCCCGGCCCCTCGATCAGGCAGTGGAGGAAAGCCAGGTGGTTACGCGGACTCGTTCTGGCCGAGCAGTGAAGACGCCAGTGCGGTACGTGCCGGTTGAGGTGTGCGATGACGACTTTGACGAGGGTGACTATGATTCGACGGATCTGTCGGACGTTTCGTCGGAGGCATCATATGATTCCGAGGAAATGACGAGCGAGTCGGACGCGGACGACAATGGCAACCTTGATGGATTTGTCATTGAAGATAAAACGGACGCAAGTGATATAGAGAGCGATGTTTCAGGCTCCTCCTCAGAGTCCGACGAGTAATGAGGTTCAGGAGGAAGAGGAAGAGTACTATCCGCACCATCCTTCGATGATGGTTCCGCCTCCTCCCCCGCCACCGCCACCGCCACCTAAAGAAAGTTTTCTGGATGGCATTTCGAAAACTGTATTGATTTTGATTTTTGTCGCATTTATTTTTGGACTTATGCTCGGAAAGTCGATGACCCCCGTTGTGCTTCGGGGATAGTTAACCGGATGCTGTCGTATTTGATGTTATGCCCGGAAGATATGTCCCGGTTGATTGTGTCGGGTTGTACTCGTACTGTTCATTGGCCGGTATGACCGTCATGATGGCCGTCCCGGACCCGGACTCCATCCCCATGAAATCACCCATGTCAGATCCGGCGTACGCGTTCGACTGAAAGTTGTCCGATAAAGGGTGTTCGCGCATGTTGAGCCAGCCGCTCGCATCCTCGAACACGTCGCTCTGGATCGGAAACGTATTCGAATCAGAAGTAAAGGTTGTCGGGGTCACGTCATACGGCAAGACCGTGTCGGCCGTACGAGGTGGAGCGTAACAACTTCTGGATGGTTTACTCAACATGTATGCGACGGTGACAAACAACACAAACAAGCCAATGTACAAAAGCACCTTCATCTACACTATGATGCGAAAAAAACCTACTTCAGGAGACCCGCGCCACCTGCTCCGACTGGCTCGGGTGCCGGAATATCACCGAGTACCACCGGCGGTGCTGCCGCTGCACGGTCCTCCGCCTCCTTGCGCCGACGCTGAATCTCCGCCTCGATGCGCAGGTCAGCCTTGGCAACCAGCTCCGTCATGTCCGCATCGGGAAACTCCTTGCGAAGCTCCTCGATGAGCTCAGCCGGGTGAGGAATCGGCGGCACGTCGGGCTTGCTGTAATACTTGCTGTTCTCATCCCCGGGCTCGATGTAGGGCGTCTCGCTTCCCTCGATGGGCTTGGCCATCATGTCACGCTTGCGCTTCTCGAAATGAGAAGCAGCCTCTTGCTGGTTCTTGCGATACTTGGACATAATCTCTTCGAGCTTCTCGTTCTGGTAGTGTGTGTCCTCAATCTGGTCACGGTCCGGAGGAATCAGCAACCACTTGTACATGTCGACGACGTAAATATCAATCAGAGCATCCTCCTTCTGAAGGCGCTTCGCATGGCTGGCCGCCTCATCCTTGGTCGCAAAGCAACCGCGAATCTTCAGACCGAGCTTCTCATTCTTCTGGGGCATGTCCGGGCCAACCATAGAAATCAGAGCAAACATCTGTCCGGGGACCGTCAGGAAATCCTGCTCGAGCATAGCCATATAAACATAACAGGCGTTTTTGTTTTAACTAGAAAACGCAACATGGACGACCTTCGTCGCGCCCACAACAAATACAAGAACGACCTCATCATACAATGTGTCCGGCGCGGGAACACGGTGCTCGATTGTGGGTGCGGTCGCGGCGGCGATTGGTCCAAATGGAAAAAGGTGGGCGCACGCGTGACGGCGGTCGACCCGGACCCGGAGTCTCTCCAGGAGGCTATCCGACGTGCAGAAGTGCACGGTGTCTCCGGTATTTGCATTCACCAAGGGGATATTCGGAATGTCACCGGAGTGTTTGACGCCATTTGCTACAACTTTTCGATTCATTACATTCGAAACTCGCTCGAAGAATCCGCCAAGGCGCTTGCGCGTCGGACTCGCCTTGGCGGACTTTTGTTTGGCATTACACCCGATTCGGACCGAATGTACACATTTATTTCACCGGACATTATCGGAAACAGTGTGACGCTCGATGGCGACCACGCGTTTGTTCGATTGGTCGACGGCCCCTTTTACAACGGCAACGGACGCCTAGAGCCTCTCATGAACCGAACGATTCTCGAGACGGCGCTCTCACGGTGGTTCACGTGCGAAGTATGGGAACCGATGTGTCCACCGACCGAACTCATCTCGGACATTTATTCAAAGTTTGTCTTCAGGCGGAAAAATGTGCCGCCTTAGTAGGTATGATTGTCTTGTTTGTCCTGTCCATTGTGCTGACAATCATCGTAGCATTGCTTCAAGAACATCATATGCTCACGGAACTCAAAGGCCGGTACAACTTACTTATCAAACATCTCCAAGAGACGGACGCGGTCGACGAACGGTTCAAAATTCTTCGGACACGTCGGCCCATTCTGACCGGGATTGACAGTCGGCGTATGAATAAAGGAACAATCGGATACAATGTGAACAAGGGGTACGAAATTTACATTTGTCTCGACGGGAACAATGTAAATGCCGCAATGCACGTGCTCATTCACGAGCTCGCCCACATTACCGTTCCAGAATACGACCACTCTGAAGCGTTCTGGCAAAGTTTTAAAGACTTACGAACGTTGTGTACGACACTTGGTCTGTACTCTCTGAATCAAAATCAACCGTACTGTGGTGGCGAGATTCACGACTGATTCTCGAGGACACGGTTTGCAACGTAAAACACAATCGCGGCGATCAGGGCCGTGACGACCATACCGGTCAACGACAAAGCACCACTGTCGCCCATGAAGTTGGGCACGACGGTCGAAAGCTTGTCCTGGACCGGCTTTGAAAAAGCGACAACGGCCGCGATGCCAGCCACCAGTGCATGAAGCTGCTCCTTCGTCAGGCCCATGGGCATCTTGGACGCCGTGCTGGGCTCGACCTGGACAACACCAGGGCTAATACCCATGACACGGTTATTCGAGGGGGATCTGTACGGACCAGTCAGGCCGGGAGTTTCCTCACTCTCAAACGCGGCCGATGGCATGACGTCCTGAATCGGCGTCGAAAAGTCCATTTCTATTGGACCAGAGTTTTTTTGGTCCGAAAAATCGAGTGGCGAAGATCCTGGTTCTGGTTCAGGAATGTCCTCGACATTCGGTATGTACTGGATAATTTGTGGTGCACCATTAAACTCGAGATTTTCAATCATCGGCATGCTTCTAATGGTGTCACAGAGTCTTTTTGCGTTTCATCAGCGCACAATTATTTCCTCTGCATGTATTACGAAATGGGTACCGGTTGGGCGCCTGCTCCCGAGCCCGAGCCCGTTGTGGTCGTTCCCGAGCCCGAAGTGACTGTTCCCGAGCCGGAGCCCGAAGTGCCTGTGGCTGCTCCAGTTGTCGAAGAAGAGGAGGAGGATGTGCCTGCTGAGGAGGACGACGAGGAGGATGTGCCCGTTGCTCGTTCGGCAGCTCTGATTGAGGAGGCGCTGAATGCAGGCGCCTCTACACTTTCTTCACAGTAACTCCAGACGACCCCTTCTTTTTAATGGGTGTCGCGCCGCTCGTAGGTCGAATGACGTGCATCGGGTTGTAGTTTTTTTGGTGATACTGCCACATCTGTTCGGAGCCGATCCGGAAACCCTTGCGGATTGGCGCTTTGTAATGAAACACACAGTCTTCAATGCGGTTGGATTTGCTCGTATTGTCCAAAACGAGACATTCAAAGTTTTCGGTACAGGCGTTCATCACCTGGCAAAACATGTCGAATGTCGGAAAAACTCCAAAAAACGATTTGTACAGACGCTCTCGGTTCTGAATAACATTTTCGCGCATCACAAACACGTAATCGACGTTGGCGCGCAGGTCCGGACTCAAGTCCATACAGTACTGCATGGTCAACGCAAAAAAGATTTTCCAGTGTCGCCCGTTCATGAAACATTGTCTGATACACACGTCTTTCATGAACGCCTTGTCGTACATACAATCGTCCATGAGCAGGAACGCTCCCGACTTTCCGCCGGCACCAACCAGTCGCCGCTGGCGCTCCAAGACCTTTTCGATCGCTTCGCGGTTATAGTCACCGTAGATGAACAGGTCTGGCACAAACTGTTTGTAGTAGTGGTTTCCGTCTTCGGTACCGGACATGACGATACCGACCGGAATGTGCCGTTTGTGATACATGATGTCGGTCACGAGCGTAGACTTGCCTGTACCACGCTTTCCGATAAACACACACACCTTGTCGTCTGCAATTTTGCTCGGATCAAATTTGCGGAGTTGCAAACTCGTCATCCCTAATGTACACGTCTAAATTTGGCCAAAACAAAAAACGCATCCCCTGATAGAGGAGCGCCATGTCTGGTGCCCAGGTTCAGCTTGAGGCCGGCGGAACGTTCGTTCAGGACCCTCAGCACACTTTGTTCTCTCGAAAGTACGACACTCGTGAAGTGTACGTCGCCGAATCGTTCGAGGTTCCGTTTGACAAGTCTGTGCCGGCGTTTGGCGGTACGGCCTCGGCCCGTATTCCACCAAAGGGTGATCTGGTTCGACGCCTCACGGTCCGATCTGAACTTCCACAGTTGTACACACCACTCGGACCAGGGTACGTCTACCCTCAGTATTCTGACGTAGTCGACGGACAAATCTACGTCCAGACAAACACGCTCGCGATTCAGCCGGGTGATTTCGTCGGCTACTTTAATACACAATTCCTTTCGGCATGGACGACAAACTTTGTCGGATATTCGAATATCAATGTCACATATGATGATACAATCAACAAGTTTGTTTTCACGGGCGTCTATTCGAACATCTTTTTCCAGAACGAAGCCAGTGCCTCATTTTGGGGGTTTGATGTTCGGGATCCCGACTTTTTTACAATAAATGGTGGCTATCCGGCGTACAACTTTACGGGCGGTACGCTGACTGCACCACTGACGCTCGTACAAGCGGGTTGGATCCGCGGGTTTACACCGCCGCCGTCGAACGGGTTTTCGTATGTCGATTCGGTTGCGACCAAACTCGTCAAGAGTGCGACGTTGACCGTCGGCGGACAGACCATCGATCGTCTGACGAGCGAGCGACTGTATCTCGAACAGGACCTCGGTGTCGCCTACGAAAACCAAGCCGGTTTGACGATTCTCGAAGGCAAGAACGATACGTCGGTCGTGTCGACCCCTCGAGAATACTATACAAAGTTGTCGTTCAACATGGACACACTGAACATGAGCGAACTCTACCGGAACGATGTCCGGGTCGATATCGAATACGAAAAGTTTGAGAATCTTGCGGCGAGTCCAATCCTATCGAACGGTTTTCTTGACGGTGCTTCGTACGTCACATCGAATCTTCAGGCGATAACTGCCGACGGAACTCAAAACTTTGATCCTACATGGGCAATCGGCTGGAAAAACTATGTCATCATGGGTCCTTTACTGAACAATTCATTCAGGTTTTATAATCAGGATGACGGGACATTTTATAAATGGACGCCCGGAAGTGGTTCAGGTGTATTCATAACTACAAACGGCGGAACACTCTATGGTTCCACAGGTACATATCTTATAAAAGCTTTGATTTCGACAATACTTTCATCGAGCACAACACCGTGGACAACTAGTACATATAGTTTTTTTAGCGCATTCCCATCAAACGACCCTGCCGACGGGAGAATTAATGTTATTCTTACAGATGCTCGTTATGCTTACATACAGTACTCTGTGAATTATTACATTATGGGTTCGACATATACGAGCTGGGTCAGTGGTTCACTCGATGGAACCCAAAAAATATGGACAGTTGTGTATCGGTTTTATAACAAAACGGCACCTTTATCAGGATCGGACCAGACGGCCCTTCAAAGTTTTTGGACAAGTTATGCGGGAGCATTTTCAAGTGCGGTCATTTCTTCAATGGTGCAAAGTGGGTCAGATGTTCTAGTCACCGGAACATTAACATATCCTGTTGCGACACCTGGCAACACACCCGGGCTCGATGTTCATAAAAATTTGATGTGGATGCGGTATGACACGACTGCCGATTTTGATTCATCAAGTTCTTATACGTACACGCTAACGTCCGGTGGACTTCCTGCATCGGTCAAAGACGTTTTTCCTACATATTATGAACCAACACCACTTACAAACACTGGTTATTATTTTGGATCTACGTTCGACGGTCGGTATATATATTTTCCAACCGTGGGTTCTTATATCGCCAAATTGGATACTCAAAGTTTTCTGAGTACGACAGCGTACACACAAGTCGATGGCGCCATTATCACACCAAACCCAGTTTATAATTTAGAAGGGGCACCATTGATATCAGATGGTCGATATTTGTATTTTTCATCTTCATCTCTACGGGGTTTAACTGGAACATTTTCAAGATATGATTCAACACAACTCATCGACCAACAAGCCTCGTGGGAGTTTTATACCGGTGATACGGTAATTCGTGCCAATGATTATGAATATAGTATTCCTTGTGGGTTTGACGGAAAGTATATATACTATCATACAGCGTCTGTGATTCAATCAGGTACGTTTCCAGAAACGGACTTTTCAAGAAAAACGTTGTGGCACAAATACGATACGACAAAACCTTTCGACGCTACCAGTTCATGGGAATGGATCGATTTCCGTATCAACAGTGATAATACACTTGCTATATCTGGTTCGGATGGTTCCAGTCCTCAAATTACAATGCTGGCACACCGTTCAGATTTAACCACATCAAGCCCGTATTATAACGCAGTCATTCGCAGAACGCGTTTCATTATAGGTTCAAGATATATATACATCGTAGAAGTTGACGGACGAGGGTTTTTGGCAATTTTACAAGATTTCATCCAGTACAATCCGGTCACAATGTCGAACGTGCTCAGTTCGTCCAGTATCATCACCAAGTACGAAAAGTACACCACGCCGCCCAAAACAGGCAAGATGCTCTACGGACAGACGGACGTCGAAACGTTTACGATTCAACCGGGTGCACAGACGAGTGAGTTCCAACTTCGGTTCCTCAACCCGGTTCGGGAACTATGGATTTCGGTCGATGCTCCGTGTGTCATCCGGCGACTCATCCTTCGACTGAACGGTGAAATCCTGGTCGACGACGACCAAGTCACGACAAAGACCATACGGGCATTCGAAAGTCACACATATGTAAGCAGCAACGTCGCCGTGGTCAACTTTGCACTCGACCCAGAAACGCCAACGCCGTCCGGCTCATTGAACATGTCGCGAATAGCATCACCGATGCTCGAGATTCAACTCGTGGACATCCCCACCGCCGCCGCAAATGTTCGCGTGTACTCCAAGTCGTACAATGTTTTCCAGGCAAATAATGGGACGGGCGGGCTTCTTTTTAATTCTGCTTTCTAAAGTAGAATGACACCTCCAGCCCAATTTGCCCGTCAGACAATCCGACTTCAATTTCCAAAGGATATTCACTGGGGGGATGACATGACCGTATGGATCGCCAAGACGGGTGACATTGCCCGGACCATGTACCTTCGGGTGACGTGGCCGTCTGACGCACCGACGGTTGTCCAACCGAGTGCCGGTACAGCGATGATCGACCGGGTCGAACTCTCGTACAAAGATGAACTCATCGAAAGAATTTACGGCGAAAACTTGTACATGCTCGGTGATACTCGTGTGCCACAAGCAAAACAGGCCGCTTTGACAACTATGGTCGGGACCTCGACGACGAGCAATCTCGCTTCGTACCACATTCCGATGCCTTTTTCAATCTTGGAAAAGGGTCTGCCGCTCATCGCGCTTGATGAAGCGCCCAAGTTTCGGGTCGTATTCAAACCGTCGACATTTTTCGCCACTGGAACTGCGTACACGAAACCGATCCAGGTGGATCTCTTTGTCGAGTACGTCTATGTCACCCAAGCCGAACGGGACTACCTCACATCTAACGAACTCATTTATACGACTGAAAGTTTTCAAAGAATGCAGTTTCGAGTCCCTCCGTCGGCCACTCAATCGTCTGTTCAATTTTTGACGTCGTTTGTGAATGATGTCAAGGAACTCTATTGGGTCATCCAGAGTGATGCCGCCTCGAACGTGTACGATTACGGGACGACAGACCAACTTGTCAATCTTCAACTGTCACTCAACACGATTGATAGAATCACTCCAGATTATGCAACCGCCCAGTACCTTCGAGTGATCCAGGGTCTACAGTTCCATACGCGCGTCCCGAACGGCCGGTACTATATGTATTCGTTTGCGCTCGAACCCGAACTGAACGAACCGTCTGGTGAAATCAACATGACAAACATCACTCGTCAGCAGCACACCTTGACATTGACGTCGAGCGCATCTGCTCGCTCGGTCAGAATATATGCCCTGTCGTTCAACTTGTTCAGCGTTTCGAAAGGTAACGGTGTTTCGCTTCACACGCTCCAAGAAGGTTAAAAGAATTGGACTTTATCGAAATAATGCATGTGTGTATAGTGACCCGTGGCAAATCCATCGCGGTCACGACGCTTCACACGCTCATGAATCTCCACATGTTTGCGCTCCAGAAGGGGGCACATGTCGACATTCATTTCATGACGGATCTGTCGTCGCTCCCCAAACTCTTAAAGACGGGCGAGCGCATCATCTGGTTTGATTACGGAACGAATCTGGATGAGCACACGCTCCGCCAGCTGATGGAACCGTTCGAGAAGGATGTTCGGGTGCTCGTGTGCCCATCGGTCCGTGAAGGAATCAACTGGGACATGTTCCGCAAAAAGACGTTGGCCGGCTCGACCGAGCCAGCCTCACAACGCGGTTTGGCCTTTGACACCGAGGTTGGGAAGAAGTTGGCGGATGGTCTGTACGAGGTGACTTCGACGTCGGCGCGTGTGTGGGCCATGGATTCAAAGCCGATCGACAAGAAGCTCCGGGGCGAAAAGGTGCAGGTGAAGCTCCCGACCGAAACGTACGAGGCGATGTTCGAGACGATTCAGCGCCTGGGCCTAAAGGTTGCGGCGGCTACAAAAGCAAGCGTAGTTTGTCATTACACACACGAGTGCGTCGGAAACATCTTAGAGACGCCCGGAGTTAGACTAGGACAATGAACACATGGATACTGGACGCGTTTGGCGTCCCGGGTCCAAACTTTCCCGGGCCGCAACCCGTGTCGATTGAGCGTCGTCACTTTCCGGCCCTGAAACGTCAACCATATGTTGTGTGTGAAAAAACAGACGGTGTCCGGTACCTTTTGACATGCGACGAGACAAAGACGTGTGCGCTTGTAAACCGGGCATTCGAAGTGACCCACGTTGCACTGAATCTGCCACGTGGAACAATTCTAGATGGTGAACTCGTCGAGTGTCACGACACCAAGAAACTTTTTGTAATTCACGACGCCGTGTTGGTCCGGGGTGAAAATGTGACCCAACTGCCCCTGACTGAACGGCTCGCCAAGGCCAAGTCGGTCGTCCGGACAATCGTCCGGACGGCAAAAAGTCCGTTTGGACTGGTCGTCAAGACGATGACGCCGCTCGAAGAGTTTGACAGTGTGCCGACCGAATACCCCTACGAGACGGACGGGCTTGTGTTTACGCCCGTGAATGAACCGATCCGGACCGGAACGCACGAGACGATGTTCAAGTGGAAACCGCGCGACCGTATTACGATTGATTTTTTGGTCCGCGGAACGGACCTTTACATTCAGGAGCGCGGCCAGCTCATCAACGAGGTGTCGATTCACGGACCGCACGGCTATCCTGACGATACGATTATCGAGTGTGACTATCGCGAGCTCGGCTGGACACCGGTCAAGGTTCGGACCGACAAGACGTATCCGAATAACCGACGGACATATCTCCGGACGCTTGTCAACCTGCGCGAGAATATAAAACGCGAAGAATTTATTTGGCACTGAGTCGGTCCTCAAGACGACCCGAAAACCGAATGTTTCCAATGTGTCCGAGGGTTGTTTGGACGTCGGCGTAAATCTTTCCGTCCATTTGCTGCCACCGGCGACAGAATGCATAGTCCTCAGACAGGTAGCGCTTCGATACGGGGTCAATCATGCAATCGAAAATGGCACAGTACGTCTCGAGGTCCCGATTCTGGTGGTCGTTGACGCAGTTGAGCTCGGGGTACCGCTCAAACATGCGAGTGAACACGTCACGCTTAATCATCAAGAACCCGGTCGGCCCGTCGAGCACCTCGACAAAGCCATTCACCACCTGACTGTTTTGGTACTTGAAGTTCATGACGAGCGAGCTGGCCAATTTGTTGAGGTCACGATTGTCACCTTGGTGTACAGCCTGCTCGGCCTGGTCCCACATGACCACCTTTTTCGGGTATACGGCGCACGAAATGTCGTGACCGCTTTCGAGCAGACGGATGACCGACATGGCTTCAAAGTGAACATCGGCGTCTATAAACAGAAAAAAGTCCGCTTGGGTCTTGGCCATGAACCGCGCAACGGACAGGTTACGGGCTCGGTGGACCAGCGACTCGTTCTCGGTCGTGTCGAGCATGAGTTGAATGCCGCGAACGGCGCACAGATGCTGAAGTTTCAGAATTGATTCAGCGTAGGCCTGCAGGCACACGCCACCGTAGCACGGCGTGCTCAGAAACAATACGACCATTAAGAATCGTGCGCGTCCAGACTTTAAAAGAAAATATAGATGCACCGAACAGTAATGAAGATTTGTCCGACGATTTTCGGTCCGTACTTTTGGAGCGTCGTGCACATGACAGCGCTGAGTGCCCCGTCAGAGATGACTCCCGAAAAGGTACAGTCGTACGTTCGGTTTTTCGAGTCTCTGCCGGACATTTTGCCATGTGTACAGTGCGGAAAGCACCTCAAAGAAAACTTGACCATTTTGCCGGTCGATCCGACCGATATGTTCAGATGGTCAGTCGACCTTCATAATCTGGTCAACACCCAACTGAACAAACCTGAGATTCCTTATGATAAAGCATTGTCGTACTGGTCGTCTCGGTGTGTCCGGACGCCTGACCGGGACCGGGTCTTGATGATTGCAGGTGGTGTCTTGCTCGCGTTTATTATTGTGATTCTTTTATCACGCACCAAGTAGATGTCGGCGGTGTGCCAACTCGATCCGATAATCGAAGTGATGATTTTTGTGGTGGCGCTCACGCTTGCGTGGGTCTTCAATCTGAATCCTCCCCTGACGCTCCTGTGTGCAATTTTGGGCGTCGAAGGCCCGCGGCTCGTGTGGTGTCTGTTTAAACAGAAACCGGCAAAGAAGCCGTCGTGTAACTGCGCGGCCGGGAATTGAACGGCAAACCGTTAAAGTTGGTGGTGGCCGCGAGGGTGTACGCCCCCATACGCGGCCAGACGATGACGTCACCGACTTTGAGACTGGTCGGGACGGCGAGCTCGCCGATCGTGTCGGCGCCGTCGCACGTACACCCAAAGACGGTCCGGACCTCGCTGGGGCCATCGACACGAGGTGTCGGGCGGGCGTGATCCATGATGACACAGTTGAACGCGCCGTAGAGCGAATCGTCGATAGTTATCGCGCCCGGTTTTACACTGACGACTTTGGTGTGCAGTTCGATGGCGTGTTCGACAAAGAACCGACCGGGTTCGGCGATAACCTCACACGTGTCAAAGTTGTATTCTTTGACGGCTTCGTTAATCGCTTCCGAGACTGGAAGAATAGATTCCAGGTTCTCGGACGAAAACCCACCACCGATATCCAAGAGGGTCGGCGTGTGTCCGTGGGTTTCGAGCACTGTGAATGCTCGACGGGCCTTTGCGATTGCGAGCGCGTGTGCATCTTTCGAGTTTGCAAACGAACCTACATGAAAACTTATTCCTACGATTGACCCAGGGGGTGCCGCCTGAGCGAGTTCGGCCCATTCGGACTCGTCAGCCCCAAATTTATTACCCATGGGGCACCGGGCGTTTGGATCATCCGCCTTGATGCGCATGACCAATTCCCAGTTTTTGCCCGCTAATTTTTCTAATTCACAGACGCTATCGAATGTGGTTCTACGAACGCCACATCCGTGAACGTACTCCAGATCTAACGGAAGTTTACACGGATTTGCGTATATAATTGGTGCCTTGCCGATGACCATGTCAACTTCGGCCGGGCTGGCGCAATCAAATGCCGAACCACACTCTATGAGCGTCTGAACCACCATGGGGTCCGGACAACACTTTACGGCGTAGTGTGGCCTGATGGTCGGGAACATCTGAGTCCACAGTGAGTGAGCCTGGCGGACAAGATCCAGATTCACTATGTAGACCATCCAGAAGTGCGGGGACTTCTAGGGAAAACGGACATTTTTTTTAAGAGCGAAACTCGTTGTGGATCTGTCGAAGTCGAACATTGATCATCGATGGTTCTTCATCTTGGACGTCAACAATTTGGTACAATCGATGATGTGTCGGCCCGCCCGTCAGGCGTGTGATGACGCACCCGGTTTCGTAACAATACTCGGTCTCGGAGGCGTAGTTCACCCCGTCGACCGTCAGGTACACCGTAAAAAAGAACCAGAGACGCCAGGGTGAAACCTTAATGTGAATGTCGTCCCGCGCGAAGAGGCGCGACTTTGGAAAACGAATCGTCGGAATATTTTTGAGTCGTCGGGGCGGAAGCCCAAGTGCTCGTCGACTGTCAATATCCAGATGGTCGATGATTCGTTGTTCCACCATACATCTTTTATTTAGTTATCCTCTAGACGACCCATGAAATAGTTGTCAAGGTCGACAACCATACGTCGGCCCGATTTTGTGAGTTGAATGAGACCATTATCACCCCGTTCACCAATGTCGACGAGCGGGTCGAATCTGTTTTGGGTCAAAATGTCCCAACGTTCTTTGTATCGACGATTTTCGAGTGACCCGTGCCAGTGATGAATAATGGTCCCCGAAACGTATCCGAGCGTGAGGCCTTTGCATGCGTGCTGAAATTCTCGAAGCATCGCGCGATAGTTTTCATGGATGTTCCCAGGTGCACTGTCGAGAACCTTTCCGATGAGGGCCATGGCCATGTGGCGGTCACCGGAACCCAAAATGGCCCAGTCGAGAAGGCCACCTGTTTGAATCCACGCATCACGTGTGCAGGCCCACGCGTATCCCGGATGCCAGAAACCGTACTTGTCGTTTTTCACGTACGGCGTGCCGCTTCCGCGAAGCATGTATCCGAAACTCTTGTCCACCTTGAACACTTCACCCTTCAGACCAATGTTCACGGCCGTCTGGAACATCTGGACGATACTGTACTGTTCAAGTTCGTCAAGTGTTTCTTGTACCCATTTCGGATTTATGAATGTAATATCGGCATCGATCCACGCGACGTACTTCCATGTGGCTGGAAGCTGTTTGATTGCTATGTTAATAAGGTTTTCTTTGAGCCAAATTCGACTGGATGTTTCAAATGTCAGATGGTGCATGATTCCTTTGAAGCATGGTAGGCGCGCAGGTCCGACGACTTCGGATATGACAATCCGAATACCCTTGACCCGTTTCATTCGTTCGACAAATTCAATAAAAAGGTCCCGGCGCCGTTTGAACCCGCAAAAATTAAAGTACGGAAGGACTACATAAAGGACTTGTTCTGGGGGTCTGACACACCACATTACAATAAGACTTGAATAAAAATCTAATTTTTCAGTAGATATGTACGACATCGTGATTGCTCGATATAATGAATCACTTAACTGGCTGGATTGGCTTACTCCAGAACAAAAGTCACGTGTCAAAGTGTATAATAAAGGACCAGATGACCTTTCATGTCCGGTGACTGAAAATCTTCCAAATGTCGGCCGTGAAGGTCATACGTACCTTTGGTACATTATTCAGAATTACGATAGTCTTCCCGAACACGTGATTTTCATGCAAGCTCACCCTTTTGACCATTTCAAGTTTGAACCAAAAGAGATACCTGATGTTTTGAGCGAATGGATCCGTGAAACGAAATGGCATGGTATAACAAAAGGAAGGTCAGGACGTGATTATGCAACTACCCAACGTGAGTTTCGAGTCAAGGAATATAAAGGAATGATATATCAGTCATCATTCAATTTCGGTGAATGGATGGATGAGTTTGTCGAAAAAGACGTTTGTCCTCCTAAAAGAGTACACGGCTGTGGGTTTTTCGGCGTGTCCCGTAAATTGATCAAAACAAGATCGGTCGAATATTATAAAAAAATTCTCGATGACCTTGCTGTGGACAACAATCCAGAATCAGGACATTATCTTGAACGAAGTTGGCACTATATATTTAACGGCCATAGACATACTCCTGGAATAACAAAGATATTAATCCTTCTAGTCGGTATTATTATATTTATTGGAAGTCAAGTAATTCGGGTGAAATGACCGATTTTATACCATTCCGAGAAATGTCCGAATCTCTTGGGCTTTTTTACCTCGCAGACTTTCGGCGACGCGTCGACACGCCTCGTCAATCTCTTCCTCCATGTGCAAAAAGTCAGCCGCTCTGGCCAACGCCAAAAGTTCTTGGCCATCCTCCGGGTACTCACCCTTCATGAGGTACCGGAGCGTCGTGTTCGATATGGGCACACGGACGCACCCTGAAAGTATTTCGGTCAAAATTTGACTCTTGGCGATAAATTCGGGTGATACGTTGTGCAGAATACCTTCTGTGGTGACGAGCTCCATATTCATATAGTGAACTGTGTTTTCATCCTTAACACTTTTTCAGTGCAACTTGGGCTGCATTCTGTTCAGCCTGTTTTTTGGTCGATGCAAACCCGGATCCAGACGGAACGCCGTCGAGGACAACCTCGACGTGGAACGTCCCGTCTGGATACTGACTACGAACCTGATAGTCCGGCAAGGGGAGGTGGGCCGCTTGGCACTGACGCATCAGTTGGTCTTTGTAGTTGTCATCCGACAGCGAAACCTCAACTTGGTCAAATGCCGCAAAGACAAACTTTTTGGCGTGAACCATTCCGAGGTCCAGATAAATCGCACCGATGAGCGCCTCGAAAACATCCTCGAGGATGTTCGGGTTGGTGTTCCAGCCGTTCCGGATTCCTTTGTCGTCCATGAGAATCCACGTCTGCAAGCCAAGTTTTTCTGAAATTTCACAGAGCGTCTTGCCTCGGACCATCTTTGTTCGCGCCTTGGTCAGGAAACCCTCTTGGTGTTCTTCGTACTTGTCAAAGAGATGACGTGTAATAATAAAACCGAGCACGGAATCACCCATAAACTCTAGCGTCTCGTACGAGCCTTGAAGGCCGCTGTACTTTTTGAGAGCCGATTTATGCGTAAATGCGCGCTGATACAATGAAACGTCTCGAACCTTTGTGCCTACAAGTTGTTCGAGACGGTCCCGTTCGACCGGTGGTGGTTCGACGAGCGGTTGAGCCTCCATAGTCTAACTTGAGATTTTATTGTTTATCAGAGTTAGAACAGATGAGCTCTCCGAACGGGGATATTCAAATTGATATTGAAGCTCTGAAAAAAAACACAAGAGACGCTCTTCTAAGGCATCTTGAATATTATCAGGAGTTGTGTATTTGTAATCGAGAGACGTATAAAAATTATGCAAAAATTGCAAAATTTTTCCACGATATATCTTCTTTAAATTCACTTGTCATTGCTACGGTTTTGGGTATTATAACTTCGCTCGGTGATTCGCCGAGATATAAATATACAAGTATGAGCATGAGCGCATTTCTTGCATGTATATCCGGTGTTCAGAGATTTTTGGCATTTGCCGAAAAATCAGAGAATGCACGCCTGATCGCAAAGGGGTTTGATAAAATTGAAAGAGACATTGGTCAAGCAATCATGTATGTTAATAGTGACGCCATAAAAATTGATTCACGAACATTCACAAAGTATGTGGAGGAGATCCAAAGAAACATAGCAACTGTGAGTGAACAAGCCATTCAGTCACCCCCCGAAAGTGAGGATCTCAAAAAGCTTTTTTCATCTGTAAAAAAATCGCCTACGACACTCGAAAACCTAATACTGTCTGCTCGAGAAATGAGTAGACGGAACTCACCAGTCCATAGCGAGGATGATGAACGTTAATCATTGAGTCAACAACCTCGCATGACTGACCGTCATCGTGACGACATTGGTCATGACCGAGTCGGCCGTCCAGCGCAGACCTCGACACATGGGTGAATTCCATGCGAAAATCGAGTTCCAGATTCCGGCACACTGCGTATAATAAAGGTACTCGGCCATACACCGAGTCATGTGCGAACCGACTGCCACAATAAGGGCTTTCACATAAATGTTCATTACTTAAGAAGTACTAGGTATCTTTAATCAATGTTAATGGCCGGACTCTCTGTACTTGCGCTCGTCATGGCGTATGTTCTGTCGAGACATCACAAGTATGTACGGTATTGGGAAGAATAAAGATTACGAAAGTTTCTTCTTCAATGGAAGACACAACGGCGGGTCTCCTGATTTTGATGAGCACATTTGCCGTCTTTACATTTATACTCACAGGGTGTATGGAGAGGCGCCTAAGGAACATTGGACATCTCGTGCGCCAGATTGAGGATGACACGAAATATGTAAACTAAGCCGGAGCTGAAAAATCAGGACGCGATTTTTTTCAGTGTCTTTCATAAATGAGCAGCGAGCTTGTGCCTGTGATGAGGCTTATCAACTCGATGGCAACATACGGAAGAAACTATCAATTTATGATTAATAATTTGAACAAAACAATTAATCAAAACAGATTACGAACAAATACTTCTTACAAAAGACAATATAATAGTATTAAAAAAGGAATAAACAGTATTCGTGATGAACTCAAACAAGAAAACAACCGTCTCAACAAAATGAGAGCAGCCATGGTTTTGAGACGCAAACACACAAAAGCGGCAAAGACGATCCAGAGACACTACAGAGGACACATTGTAAGAAAAGAGATTCATGTAAAGTCACCTTACACTCTTGTAGTCAATCCAAATGGAAACGGAAATAATTCGATGCACCTCGCAGTTCGTAATCGTAGAGGACAAAGACTTTCTCCAAACCACTGGCTGATGCAAACATAAACAATCGAAACATATAATCTTCAATGGAAGTTTCTATTACACTCCAATGTCCGTGTCGTCCAGGGTTTGTATACAAAAATGAGGCAAGTATGAAGATGCACCAAAAAACCAAACTTCATAAAACGTGGGAAACTTCACAGGAAGTGAAGGATGTCCGGGTACAATCAAAGTTTTTCGAAAACGAAATTGAACGTCTGAAGCGTCGTTTGGCACATAAAGAAGAAGTTGAAGTTGTTCTCCTGAACAAGATCCAGATGCTCGAAACCCAGATCGGACAGTTACATAAACACTTAGAAGGTGTCTATGTGTACTAGGTATGGAGACGGTCGACCAGCAACTTGACCGTCTCGAAACGCACATGCGAAACGAACTCCAGTTTCAGTTGTCGGTCCATGTACCGCGACGATACTGGGAACACATGGACGAGCTTGACAATGCCACGAACGAGAACATCCAAGCGACCCTGCGCGATGTGTTCACCCCGTGGATAACAATGTATCTCCACACAGTTGTCGAGACTATCCTGATTCAATGTCGTGACGTGCTCATCCAGGTTGTATGGGCCACGATGAACGTACCTTTTCCCCGAGATTTCGACGCGCACATACAGAGTGTCGTCCGAAATGCACTATATGTATATGTCCAACTGTTCTACGCCCCTTTGCGAACCGAAATGATTATGGTCAATCACTCAGCTGAGGTTATACAGCGGACATGGCGGAGAGCCATTGCGGATCCATCATACGTTATTTGTCGACGACGACTTTTGAGTGAATTTGAAACATTCCCACAGGTGGGACGTCCGTTTGGACAAGTGTGAAAACTCGTCGATCGTATAGCGATCACCCATAGACCTGTTGCACTTGGCACAAATTGGGCGGAGGTTGTCAATGTCGAGCGTACCACCTTTGCTTTCCGGCAGATCGTGGCCCACCTCGAACATAAATGGCGTCATGATGTTTTCGCACCATGTCACATGACATTTATGTTTGAAGTACTTTTCGCCACAATAAAGAATCCATACCTGTTCGCGTAACGCACCTGGTATCGTCGCCTTCTTCATATGTCTTTAATATGTTTATTTTGTTTAAGTAATATTTTCATATAAAGTTTATATTCGAATGTAAAATATTATGTATGAAGCCCAGTGTAAAGGTGGTTGCGGTAAGATGGTATACTTTGGCTACAAGTGTGACGATTGTTATAAAAAGCCTTGTATACAATGCAATGAATCCATTTCTTACAGGTTCAGTCGTTCTCATCTTTGTGAAAGATGTGAAGAGGGTTTACCTCCCCTCACTCAATCAAAAAAATGAAGCAAAATTAATTGATGCTTCGTGTTAAGAAATGGTGTTCCGTCGAACCTGGCCATAACATAATAGAACTCATTGAAAGATGGGGTTCTGATGATGATAAGAAGGAAATGAAACGATAGAAGCTTCCGATGAAGTATAGATTAAGCTTGGCATGGCTCTCGGAACGGTCGCACTCACTAGACTTGTGGGTGCGGGCGTCGGTGTAGGTTACTACGTATTTAAGGCGAATGAAACTTGAAAATTAAATGATATTCACGTGGCTAAACAACGATGAACTTCGTGAAATCGGCTGGAGCGACGACCATATATATTCGGGTCTCGTGGGACAAGTGGCGGCGTTCTTTTTCGTGAAAGACGAGGGTGACGTGTACAACGTCCGGCGGAATTTTATACGTGGATCATACGACTGTGAAGAGAACGTCACGTTTCGTGGCGAGCAATGGGCGGCTCTCATCACGACCTGGATTTAAAGGTGTCCGTCCCTAAAAACACAAGATGAGCCCGAACACGAGTTACGACCAGACCGAGGACGGCATCACGGTTGCCGGCTACGAGTACGGTCCTGAAATTTTTGAAGAATATTTTGAAAATGGCGTTGTTCCGCCTCACGCTCGTGCCTTTCTATGGGAGTGCATCGACGTGAGTGAAATTGCTCGCGGTTTTGACGCGGGTGAGGAATATGGTTCATCTGTTTTGCGTGACCAGGCATCGTACGCAGCTGAATCGTACCACGAACTGAGTCCGGACGAGAAGAACGAGCTGCACAAAACCATGCTCGACAAACTCTTCAAGAAGAAGAACAAGTCGGACGAGATTGTAGACGCCTACCGGGTCATCGTACCGGAGTTACTTCGCGTTCTCGCCGCGGCAGAGGGTCCGGTTGGAGAACTCGAAAAGGCGATCAAAAAGTTTTTGAGCGATGCTGAAAAGACGGCGTTTGATAACGCCGTGGACCTTGACAATGAGGAGGAATTTCTTGCCTAGAAGTTGTAATTGCTCGGGACCCAAGACGAGAAGGTTGCCTCGCAAGTTTTCAAAACTCGCGTGCCTTCTCGGACCCATAAAGGGATTCACGATGCGGGCGAGTTGTGCACCCTACAAGAAACCACGTCGCTTCGCGTAGTCGTACAGGGTTAACCGACCGTCTTCGTACACAATGTCTTTGTAGACCGACATGAACGTCAGGCCCTGTGACAACAACCACATATTGAAGAGCACAAAGACGCCAATATTTGCAAGAACATCCTGGCGTGTAAACTGTACCGGCAAAATCAAAAACGGAAACAGGTGCAGAACAATCTGAAGAGCGACAAACACGAGTCCCATCTGTTTGCCGACGCGCAGTTTCATATAAAGAAACATGAGCGTTCCGAAAATCGATGCGACGACTGACGGAATCACTGAAAACGGAATTACACGAAAGTATGACAATATGCACATCACGGCGGTCCAAAATGAATACAGGTTGTACCAGTAGACCATGTGATATGTACACAAATTCTTTGTCTGATGTAATATGAATTTCATTACATGTGACTGGGACGAGTCGGTCGCCTACGTTACACTATTCGTGAGGGACTATCCAGTCACGGGAATTTCTCTTGAAGATCTGAAACCGCTCATTCATGAAATTCGAAACAAGTCAACATCGATGATTATCCGAATCGACATGAATCGAGTACCTTTGACAAACATGGAACTGTTCAGAGTTATTCTGAAAATTGTCAAAGAAGTGGTTGACTATACCCAAGACGATAAACTTCTTCAACAAATCCGGATTGTCAACACAGGTTTTGTGTTCAGAACACTTTATAAACCAATCAGCCTTGCAATTCCCAAGTGTTTCAGAGATATTATTACATTCAATTCTTATTGACCCTCAAGTTCTGATCCGGGTCGGGCCGTGTTGCGTACCATGCCTTTGGGGCTTTGTGTTTGGAAACGAGGATAAATTTATACACACGGGCGATGGCCCACTGGTGAGCCGTCGCGCCGACACGGCTGCCGCCCGTTTTCCATGCTTTGAGTCCTCGGTCGTACACTGTGTTGAGTGTCGAACGACTGATTCCGGTCCGGCGAGCAATCACATTCTTGTTAAACTTGAGGTCCGGATACGTCCTATGGAACAACATAGTCCATCGGGACCGACGACGAGTACCCCCGGCGTCCGTCGCACCCATGCGCAACTTACTGTACGGGACGACACGTCTTTTCAAAAGTTCCTTTTGGCGCCGGGCTTTCATAGCTGGACTGAGTCCACTGAAATATCTAGCGGGCCAACGCATTTATCTTTATCCGATACTTTCCGCCGAGGACGCGCTCCGTCTGACTCGCCGCACCGTTCAGCGACGGCTTCGACCATAAAAGCCACCTGGACCAAAACCCCGCCTTGTAACGGCCTGACGGGCTCCAATTTTCACGCTTGACGTGACGTGTCAGGTAACGCAACATACGACTGTGATCTTTGTGAATAGTGTAATCCGAGTATCCACGAAGACCAAAGTTGACCGATCTTCCGTCCGGAAACGTCGCACGCCACTTGTGCGGCGGCGCGGCGCGTCTGACGTGTATCACCTCTTTCGTCATACTCAACATCAAGAATCTTTTCCCCAAAAATTTGAAAGCGCACCGGGCACAAAAACCCGACGCGATATGGGAATGGGTGCAGTGTGTACAATCGGCGGTTCGTCAACCTGAACGCTCACACTTTGCACTTTTTTCTTTGAAAGTACACGAGTACTCACCACACCTAGAATCAAACCCAGTAAAAAATCGTACATATTGAAATTAATCAAGTCATTTTTTTATCATCGTCCGTTTTTTCAAACAGTCGACCGTCGTCGCCACACATATCGTGATTCATGCGAGCAATAAATGTAAACTCGTACGGGGGTGTCTTTTGCTCGGGTCGCATAGCTATGAAACGAGTGCAATATCCGGACAACTTTGGATTTACACTCGGTACATAGAATTTACATTGATTACACGGAGGGTTGAGCATTTCTTATTTTGTATGTCGTAAGTTTTATACCACTTACTTCTTCTTCACCGGTGGCTTCTTGCTCGGACCAGCCGCGTCCGCAACCGGCTTGGGCTCGGCAGCCGGCTTGGGCTCGGCAGCCGGCTTGATGTAGTGGTGGTTAATGTACTTCTGGATGTTCAGAAAGGTGACGTTGGTACCCTCTGGGGGGTTCAGGAGGTCCTTCAGGGTCTCATCCAGGGTAATCACCTGACCAGCCTTCAGGTTCTTGGCCGTCACATACTCGTTGATGCGCTTGGTCACCTGGGAGCGAGAAATCTTCTCGTCAGCCGCCAGACTCAGAAAGGCCCGCAGCTTCTCAGAAACCTCCAAAGGCTTGTTGAAACCGTTGTTCGAAGCTCGCGCCTTCGACTTCTCCCCCGTCGGGTCCTCTAGCAGCGACTTCACCTTGCGCAGGTCCTTGCGCAGAGCCTTGATTTCCGCCTGCAGCTCCAGAAACATTTCCTTGGTTGCCTCCATTGATACTGAATATATCACGAAAGTCTTTAACTATGTTTCGGTTTTCATACATGAAAACAGCCATCAAAATGAGAAGCATCGGCCATGTCAACGTGGGTCCGAGTGTCATGAATAGAACAACGTGCCACATTTTGACACGTCCGTATACGGTCGTGTCCCTGAGATACGCTATCGTCTTCGAGACGTCCATTACTTGGTACATCTATTTTTTACGTGTCGATCTGTATACAAACGATCCGATAACCATAAGCCCAAACAAAATTCCAATCAAAATGATCCACCAGTACTTTTTCAAAAAAGATGATTCTGATGTCGAGTCTTCTTCAGTTTCAGTTTCAGTTTTTGAACAGTCGGTCGGGCAACATCCAGGGTCACACGGGTACTGTACACCGTATTCGACGAACGAACAAATGCGCGCCGGGTTTGATGCCTCGCCTGTGGCTGGGGTGTTACCGGGTGTCACCTGCAGTCGACACTCACAGCCTTTCCCAGTGTACTGTGAACCACATATGGTCCCTGCCATTACTTAGAGGTTTGAAATGTTTTCAGGACAGAAATGCAGTATGCTCAGCCGGCCAAGCTTGCAGACGGTCGGTACTTCCTGAAGGTGACCAATGAGGATGGTGGTCGTGTGATGCACCAGGTGAATGGTCTCAAGCTGACCATCGGGGATGGCGGCGAGGTGAACCTGGTTGTCCCAGGCGACATGACTCTTTTCTCGGAGATTGATGAGCACATCCTGACTCAGGCGAAAGACTCCAAGGTGAACTGGTTTGGCAAGGAAATTTCGGATGATACTGTTGTGGCTGCTTACCAGAAGAGCGTCAATCCCGAGAATGAGCTGTCGGCGTCCCTTGCGACAATCAAGGGTCAGGTGGTGACGACCGTCTACGACACCCAGAAGAACCAGGTGGAGTTTGATTCACTGTCTGGTACCGTGACGGTTGATACCTGGCTTGAGTTGACCGGTCTGGTGTTTACCAAGCGGGCGTTTGAGCCAGTATGGAAGGTGATCCAGGTCCGTATCAAGGGCACCCCCAAGGCTCGGTTTCCTCGGGAATATCTTTTCAAGGATGACCCAGCGGACGAGGATGAGGACGATGTCGACCTGTAAAAAAAGTCGCGGTCCATTATAAATATGGACGGTAAAGGTCTCGCAATTTTGATTCTGCTGGCCCTGATTGCGTTCATGTTGTTGATGCCCCAGCGTAGCGGTTTCGAGGCCGCCCCGGCTTCTCAGGCGCTGGCCCCTACCAGCGGTCCCATGATTTCTCAGGGTGGTTCTTTGAACGACGGTCCTTCAGGTCTTATGCCCGGCAGCGCGGTGTCTGACGGTATGTTTGCGTCGTTCACCGGTGGCGGCGACGGCGGCTCCTTTAAAATTGGTCAGACGCCGACCGACCCCAACGTCGGCCTGATCCCCAAGGAGGTGGTGACGACCGAGGACTTTGGTCAGTTCAGCCCGGATGCCATTCTGGCCGGCCAGAGCTTCCTGGACCCCCGTGCCCAGATTGGTTTCCCCGAGACGCTGGGCGGCAACCTGCGCAACGCCAACCGTGACGTTCGCTCCGAGCCCATCAACCCTCGTGACCCAGTGAGCATCTTTAACCTGTCGACCATCCCCCCGGATACCATGCGTCCCAAGTTTGAGATCCAGAACGAGTACAAGTAAGCGCCTAAAGAAAACACATATATAAAAAGTAATCATGACCTCTGAAATTAAAGAAGTTATGACGGAATGGCTCCAGCTCAAGACCCAGCTCAAGGCGGCTCGGGCTGATATTAGCGTTCTGAACAAACGCGAGAAGGAACTCAAAGTGTTTGTTCAGACCTTTATGAAAAACCAATCGACCGAAGGTGAAAAGGTGGAGGTGAAGATCCAGGACAAGAAGGTTTCACTTTCATCTAAAAGCAGCCGTGGTAGTATAACCAGACAAGTAATCATCGACGGCCTTCGTTCGTTTTTTGGTGGTAACGAAACACAAGTCGAAGGCGCTTTCCAGGCGATCCTCGACGCCGCACCCCTAAAGGAGACAGACACTCTTTCTGTAAGAAAATGGGCCTGAACAATGAGTACCGCGATGATGTCCTGTACGCCGAGGATGCGTTCGAGCCCCAGGATGTCGACGAGTCGGATGACCAAGAGCTCATTCTGGATCCCCAATCGTGGGAGGATTGGCACAGTGAGGATCTTTTGAATATGTGGATGAGCCTTCGGACCTACCTTCAGGACAGGGGCATGAACAACACCCTGTTGACGACCGCCAGCTTCAATAACTTTTGCGAGTTTGTCCGTTTTTTCTCTTTGTAGATACTAAATGCCGATTGACATCACTGGTCCCAAGGTTCTTACGCCCGCAGTCCTGTTTGCCCTGCTGACCCCTGGTCTGCTGCTGGCCTTGCCTTCCCTGAGTCTGCTGCCAGGCACTGGCTACTACGGCATCCAGACTGTGGTGGTGCACGCCCTGGTGCTTGCGCTGGTGTACTACATGCTGGCCCGCTTCGTGCTCCAGGTGTCCCTGAAGCCGGCTGATTTGGTTGTGCCGGCTCTGCTGTTTGTGCTGCTGACCCCAGGTGTGCTGCTGACCCTGCCCCCCGGCTCCGCAGGTGTGTTCCGCTCGGCCCAGAGCTCCCTGCCGGCGGTTGGCGTCCACGCGCTGGTGTTTGCCATTGTGTTTGCGACTCTGCGTGGCACCTTCCCTCAGGCGTACTAGAGGTGCGTACGATACGTCCCCTTATTTTTACTCTAAAACATAGATGAAGCGCCTGGTTATCGGACCAGGTGCGATGGCCTACTTTGCGTTTGCGGGTGCGCTCAGTGCATTGAAAGATATCGGTGCACTCAACGACCTCGAAGACATTTCCGGTTCTTCGGCCGGTTCCATTTTGGCTCTGTTGTACATCCTGACGAAAGGTGATATGTTACATGTCATAAAAAACAGTATAGACGTACCAGTCGGTCACCTTATAAAACCGATTATCAAAACGCTCATCAAATCGTTCGGGCTCGTCGGAACTACCAAGATTCGAAAGATTTTCAAAAATCTCGTCAATGAATTCTTGGGCAAGGATGATGTGACGTTTGCAGAACTGTATGCTCACTGGCCGGTCCGGCTACATGTCGCGGCGTGTTGTATCGAACTGTCGACGACGCACTACTTTTCGGTTGACACGTCGCCGAACATGTCCGTGCTCGACGCAATCACCATGTCTATATCGGTTCCATTTTTATTCGCATCTTTCAAATACGGACCGTGGCACTACATCGACGGCGGAACGCTCGAGGAAAGTCCGTGCGGACCCTTTATCGGACAAGATTCTGTATGCGTCATTCGTATGAACAAATGTGGCATTGAAACAAATTTAAAAGACCTCAAAACGTATGCGATCCAGATTATCAATTCGGCCATGCATCTTCGGCACAAGTATCCTCAATACCCAACCGTGGTTGTCGACGTTGATAATATTTTCGATTTTAAAATGTCGTCTGATGTGAAGATTCGTATGTTCGTACAGGCTTACATATCATGTAAGAACAACCCTCCTCGGTTTGAAACGTGTCGTACTCGTACGCCCGAGCCAGAACAGTGTACAGATCCATCACATCCCTGGCCGGAGTGTGACGCTGCTCCGGACAGCCTACAAACTCCGCCAGATGACACAAACGAGACGACGAGTTTCCTGCGGCCGTGTACGCCTCCCAAAACCGAGGACAGCGGCACGTCAGAATTCGCTGTGTGCACACACGAGATACCCGAGACCAGTTTGTCAGACGACAACACGTGTTCGGGTAGGCTATCGGATCCTTTGTGAAAATCCCAGTCTTCAGACGCTGGTCCGTCTTGCTGAGAAACTCGACATCGCGGTCGATTGCGTGTCCGAGCCACGTTCCGTCGTCGGCCACCACGTCACCGAGAAACTTCTCGAGCGCATCCTTGAAATCCATGATGAGAATTTCAGACTGTCCGAGTTCGGCAGCATCCAGATACGTCTTGGCCAGTTTCTTTTGGACGTCGTCCATCTCGCGTACGGATGCGTCCAAAATGACATCCCGGATGATAATCGTCGTGAGCGGACCGTGCGTTACACGAGCCGCCCGAGAATATACAGGCGTCGAACCTCGGCCGCGACTTTTCCAGCCCTTTTCAACCGTAAATGATACTGGCATGTAGCTCACCGAGTGGACAAACCCCTGGATTGTCGATTCAAAGTCGGCGATAATCATCTTTGTTGTTCCGACGCCTCACTTTTTTATATCTACACCTTTTATAATGAAGACTCTGAGTGAAATGGTAACCAAACTGCAGGTGCTTGCGAACCAAATTAACACAAAGACCCGTCAATTTGAAAATCTTCACAAGCGTCACAAAATGGCGTCACAGGGGAATATGAAATTCGTAAACGGTCGAGTGAACAAGAACACGTACACGAATGCAAACTACATGAGAAACATACGTAATGCCATGCGGATTGTGTACAATGAACGTAAACCATTGATGAACAAATACAATAAAACAGCTAGAAAGTATCGCGAAATTGTGGGACTACCTACCACAGGTAATGGCTATGTAAGAGGACCTAAATATCAGTGGAATTGGCAAAAGGTAAACCACGTGAACTTCTCGAGAGTTAAGCGTGGACCCACCCCGAACGTAACGAACCTTTACGTAAAATATCAGCCCCTTGGGGCTACATCTAGTTCAAGTGGAGGAGCCATAAACTCACGTGTTACACTCGGTGCATACTATACCAAGTTTCATCCGAATAACCAACTCATGAACACTATTCTTAAAAGAAATAAAGCGGGAAAAATCATAAGCACCACTTTACTAGCACGTATATACAGACCTTCTAACAAGAACAAAGGGAACGAAGGTGGTGCAATGTTCAAAAAGGCATTGGCTAGTTTTCATCGGACTTGAAATGGAATACTTTTTTATAAACGTATAATACGAATGCCTACCATTCTTCGTTCAGGCTACACGGCCCACCGCCGTGCCATGACGATTCGCGTTCCGGCGAGCCCAAACCACAAGGCGTACACGCGGTACCAACGCGCTAAATCGGTCCGTGTCAGTCCATCCCGTGTGCGCAACACCGGTTTGCCAGGCAAGGGCCCCAAGACCCTGCCGGCCATGCGTGCCGGTGCGCTGTCCGTCTATGGGTATTCGACCAGTGCGCCCAATACGGTTCGTCACCAGGCGCTGACTCGCGCCGCCCGGGCAAACTCTGCACTGTCCGTGATGCGTCGGCTGGGTTTGATTGCCGTGTATACTCGGCGGACCATTCCGCGCGCATCCCACATGTACCTCGCGAACCGCAACTGGGTCAGAAAAAGTCTGATGTAAAAGTAATAATGCAGCAGCGCGATATACTCCTGTACCTTCTGGCGGCGATTGTCGCATACATGATGTTCTTCCGTCAGGTGTCGTGGATCAAGGTTCCGAGCCCGTCGGACAAGCCACGCGACCCCCCTCCATTTATGATGGGTAAGTAACATGGAAGAGTGTCCAGTCTGTCTCGAATTGTTGACCGGGACAGTGGTTCATCTTGGATGTTGCAAAAAGATGGTTCACATTCAATGTTATACGCTCAAGTGTCCAATGTGCCGTTCCGACCTTCCAGTTCCAGTACACGCAGTCGAGCCTCAGCACGTTATAGTGCCAGTGCCGGTCATGTATTCTCCACCCCGGAGGCAAAAACAGTCTCGTTTACTTTTGGTCTTTATAGGTGTTATAGGTACAGTTTTGATTACAAGTAATTTTGTAACCTTACATTAAATGAAGACGATTCATATGTTTTTGTTGTTCCTCCTGGCCCTCCTGCTCATGTATATGCTTTGGGGTATGTCTCGCCCGCCGGTTCGCGCCCAGGCTGATGTTGACCAGAAGACGGTCAAGGGCTTTGCGGTCGCGTCTACTGACGTTTTCGCATGAGTATCAGTATGAGTCCCAAAACAAGCGCAGCGATTGCGCCCATAAATATTTTAGTCCGTTCGGTGTCCACGACAGGCGCCGGCAGACTTTCAGGCCGTTCAGGTACAATCGGCACGTTCACCGTGTGTACCCGTAACGTAAAAGAGTTGGTTTCGAGCCCGTTAAACACGAGCGGAACGCCGCTCCGGTCGAGCCACCGAACCGTTAGGCGTTCGAGTGAATCGAGCCGCGACGGAAACTCGATCGACATTGTATAGTCTGTAAACTCTTTGAATGATTTGATGCTTCCGCTCGGCACATCCAGCGGAATGATCGCAAAGGACGTCGCGGCCGTGTTACTGAGCGTCGTCCGGACGTTGCTCGACGATACCAGACGTCGAGCGTCGAGCGTCGTCGGTGTGCGAAATTCGGCAATGTCGAGCCATATGTGCTCGTTGAGATTCAGATCCACGACGACGGCCGATTTCACGTAGTTTGCGGCTGTTCCGTACGTTGTATGATTTGCGTAGACTGGGTTTGATGCCACGGTTGACGAAGTGGTAGCCACACCGACCGGAAGTCCAAGAATGGTTGCAATCTCGGTCGTTCGTGGCAAGACGCTCGTGAGCGAACCGTAGAATATGAACCGTCCCTCGGCCGAGAGGTAGTCCATCTTGGCGGTCGCGGCAGCCACCTGAAGCGACGAGTTGAATGCAGACACGAGTGAACATGTCGAATAAAATCCTGGACTGAGTGACACGTTTGACGTGCCGTTGATTGCAATGACGTTGGCACCGTTTGTCAAGTTGTACAAGGTGTTTGGAATGACGGCCGACACGAGGTCAACTTTTGTGACGTTTCGAATCGGATTGGTCAGATGGAGTGTGAACACGTTTCCGGCCGGATACAATGCCACGTCGCGCTGGGTTGAATCTGCGTAGACGAGAAACGTCATACTTACTATAAATATCTCAGATATAAATATGGCTGAAAGTAACCAAATGAAAAAATATTACAAATCGCTTAGGTCTTTATTAACACCCAACTACAATTTGAAAGTGTACAATGCAAATCATCATTTGTATTTGGCACCACAGAGTGGAAACTCGATGAATCTTCGCCTGATTCGTGTAAATAAAAAGGCTGAGTTGACTTTACACCGTTTATATAATGGTGTCGAAATCGCATGGGGGTATACAATACCAGGTGAACGAAAAAAGAATTATGGTACAAAAATAAGGGCCCTTGCCGTACTTGCGGCTCTCAAGGCTAACATGCCTCTTTACCAATATTCAGTCGGTGGAAAGAATTCTGGTTCATATAAAATAATGAAAAAACTCGGTGCGTTGAATAATAAGAATGCGGGAGAAAACCATTTCAAGTTTGTACCGGGGAGACATAATCTTAAAAAACTTGCATCTAAACAATGACACGCTTGTACATGTATGGCTCGAGCACTCATCGGTACGTTCGCGCGACGAATCTGGGAAGATATGGGACCTGGATTTTCTGAACGCGTCTATCACAATGCCATGGAAGTTTGTCTCCGAAAAAGTTTTATTCCCTATGAAACCGAGCGTGTCATCCCGATTACATTCGAGGGTCACACGCTTGGAAATATGCGAGCGGATCTCATTGTCGACCAACGCCTGATTGTCGAGCTCAAGTCTGTCCGGGCCATCAAGGATGAACACCGAGTCCAAACCCGGTTGTACCTCAAGTTGCTCGGACTCAGTGAAGCGCTTCTGATTAATTTCCCGACAGCCATGGCGACTGAACCCGAAATTGAGCACGTCTCATACACTATTTGATGTCGCAATAAATTCCCACTTGAGTTCCGTACATATGAGTTTCCAAATTTGGTCCTGGCGGTACAGTTTATCTTTGGATTTAAGCAACGGAAAACATGGCAAGTATTCATCTTCGCCCAAAAGTTCACAAAACTTGTAGAGGACAAAACTGTACGACAAGAAATTCTTTCGATCTTCCGGACAATGTTTTTCGAATGGTTTTTGAATCTGACCAAACATGAGCCGAAGACGATCCTCGAGCGGCTGAGGCATTGTGGGAGGCTTGACGCCGTTGAGGATGGTGGTAATGTACGGTGCGTGTTCGTAATACTTGTTGAGACCCAATTTCTTTAAAAGTTCTCGAACTTTTAAATGTGTGATTTCTGTACTTTTATTTATTTTTTGTTTTTTAAATTCTAACCTTAACTGTTGAATGACGTCATCAGGGACACTTGTCGACTCTTTGGCTTGAAATTGGGCGACCCATTCGTTGAAATGATTTTCGCGCTTGTACGAATAGACGACATTTCGATCCATCTCTTGTTCTTCTTTAAAACCACGTTCTTCACAGAGGACATATTCGACCATTCCACAGTTTTTACATATGTTATCGCTCGTCGAAGCTTCGACCGTACGGTTAAACCATGTCCCACAGCCGGGACACGGTGTCTGATGACACGGTCCGGGATTCTTTTCGAACGACACCGCTTCTTGTTCAATGTCACGCATGTACGACTCATAAATGTCCTTCCGGGCAACCCCACCGGGCCGGTCGGTTGTGTATTCACGAATGTACGGGATGCATGTCGCGATATATTCACCCACGTCACCGCCCGATTTTTCTAAATTTTTAATTTTTTCATAAAGTCGTCGTTCCATTCTAATTTAGGTCTTATTTTCTTTAGACGTCAACTTTTGGTGCCAAGAAAAATTGAACATCTCCAAGATTTGCAATCGAATACCGAAACACAATTGGCATCTCAGAGTTTTCAGAATCCTGGAGAATCTGTATACTTGCGCACAAGTTGGTCGCCTTGGTAAACATGTTAATGTACTTGAGCGAAAATACATTTCCGATACGAGTAGGTGTGTCACCCGAGTTGCACTCCATGATGGTCGTCTGGTCTGCAAAATCACCTTGACAGCTCAGCTCGAGAGTACTTCCATGACGAAAGATTGACATGTTCGAAGACAGGTTGGCCATGTCACGTGTGATGCGCTGAAAGTCAACCGACGGCACGGTCGTCACGAGGTTCATCTGAATCTCGGGCACCTCGAGAATATCCTCATTAATGTCCATCAGCTTCAGTTTGAACGACGTCTTGGAGTGCTTCACCGTGTTTTCGATATCAATTTCGAGAACGTCTCGATCATGAATTCGGAACGTCAGGCTGTCGTTCGACGTCACCGACTTGAGAAGCTTGTACGTGTTGGCCATGTTGAGCCCGGCGATGATTTCACTCGGACACTCATACTCTTCAAAATTTTCAGCCGGCATCGACATGTGAATCAGTGTCACGCGTGCGGTATCGAGCGTCAGAATCTTGATACCGGTCGGTTCGAAATAAACATTCACATCGTTGATGATATCCTTCAGAACCTCGAAGATGGTCTTCAGTGCGCTCGCCTGAATCGTTCGTAGGTACATAGCAGACACACGGTTGGTTTTTTTATTTACATATAATACACATGTCTTCGAGAAATGAAAAACTCGCCACCAAAGCCGTGAATGCTGTATATAAATCAGGACAGTTCAACACCCCGGCCCATACTCCGGCAGTAATTAATACCGCGTTGGGTTTGGCGCAACAAGCTCATGTCAAGTCAAAACGTCCAGGTCCAGGCCCGACCAGAAATCAGGTGGAGAATGCGGTTGTTCACCATCCAGAAGGGAAAAGCTACGAATGGCTCATGAAAAACTACAAATAGTTTCTGGCATACCATGCATTCACACCGGTGGCTTCACAAAGCAGATGAAACACCGCCCCGCTCACAAACACGGCTGGGACCGCTGACATGTACCGGCTCACGCCCATAAAGACAAGCACGAGAAGCGCACCGACAATGAGAGCCTCGAGGGTCAAGAGGGCCAAAGATTTCATATTTAAAAGGATACTAGATTTTTGTATAGAGTATGATGAATCACATGTCATGTGATTCATCATACTCTCCCAGTAGGTTTCGAACCTACGACATTCAGATAGCGAAGCGGTGAAATCATTCACCTTAACAGTCTGACGCTCTACCAACTGAGCTATAGGAGAACTCTCATCTAAGTGATTCGAACACTTGACCTATGGAGCTACAATCCACTGCGCTACCACTGCGCCAAGATGAGGGCCGTGAGGAACCTTCTTCCCCACTCTCTATATGTTTCGTTTCTTTATTTACATAGTCTGCTCGATACGCGAATAGCTCATACGACGCATCAGCATGTAAAACAGGCTCAGAACCAGCAGGAACACGATGGAGTGCAGGACCAGGCCACCGGTCTTTGGCAGGCCTTCCTGGGTCGCCACCCAGGAGCCGAGCAGGTCACGGGTCGTGCGGTAGGTGGCCGGGTGAGAAACGGCAATGAACGCGAAAGCTTTCAGCAGCATCATTTTTAGTATATGTCAATAAAATAATATGAATGGCCCATTGAAGCTCGGCCTGTTTCTTGTTTTTTTCACATGGTATTCATACGCCCTTCGGTGGCTCCTGGACATGAAAGAGTGCGAGTGCGCCCGGGATGACTGGCGACGCCAGTACCTCCAATACTTTTTTGTCGCCATGATGTCTTTGATGTTCTTGACCCTCCTGAACATTACGCCATCGATGAAACTCGTGACGGCCGTGTCGGTCCTGACGCCTTTCATTGTCGTGACGTACACAGGTCAACTGCGCTCTTCTGCATGTGAATGCTCGGTGGCGCGCCAACGTGATGTTATGTACTGGATTTCTATAGCACAGATTGCAGGAATTATTTTGTGGTTCCTTATTAAAAAATGAACGTATTTGTGCCGGCAACAATAGGTCTTGCGTTCCAGAGCATCGTCCTATCTTGGATTTTCAAGCTCGAGCGCCAGTGCAACTGCTCCAAGGATTGGCGTCGCGATTTCATAAAGTATTATTCGTTCACCGGCGTGGCTGTCCTTCTCGTGGCGCTCGCCAAGTTCCGTCTGCCACCCGTTGTGATGATGACGATCGCCCTGGCCGGCCTGGTCAACCTGTATTCTGTGCTGTCGTACATACCCATGCTGAACCGTAACGCATGCACGTGCGCCACAGAGGATGACTGGCGCGATAATTTCATCTACTGGTACATGATTCTGTCGGTCGTCATGGTGGTGCTTGCGACGGTCGTGGTCTCCCGGAAATAAATTATCATTCTGAAGTATCATGACTCCGCCGCACACGCTCATGGTCCGGGCGATGAGCCCCAAAACACTCGTGCGGTATGCCGCAACCAGTAAAAATGCATGGAACGCGACAAACGTCGAGCGCCGACGAATTGATACGCTCAAGCGCGTTCTACGTCGACGCATCGCTCGTAAAATACATTTTGATGTGCTCGGGCGGATGCGCCGGCTCAAACTTCCATTGTTTGATAACAGGGCCGCAGCCGTAGAACGGTTGGCAATGTCACCCGGGACCGTACAACGTGTAAAAATAGCCCGGGCCAAACGTGAAGCCGCTCGCGCCTATGGAAGATATGTACAGACCGGTAACTGGAACCAGTTTATGCGCGTCCATATTAAATCGGGCGGAAAACCGAACATCAACCGGTTAGAAGCCAGGCGTATGTACAACTAGTCTACTTCTTCTGGTACTCGGACATTGCATCCTGCACCTTGCGTGAAATGCGGGCCTCGAGTTCGGGCGTCATTGGTGGTGCGAGTGACGACCCGTAACTGTCCAGACCGAACATGTCGCCTGTGGCACTGTCCGTGCCGTCGAGCATGGTGGTTGCCGGACCGCCAGACCCAACCGGGTCAACCTCCTCGACTGGAATCATGGATTGCATCCATGCCCGAACCTCCTGACCGACAAGAATCTTTCCGTCGTTGGTCACGAGTGTCGGCACACGAGTAATTTGACGAGACGGAATGCCGTGCGTCGTGACGTTGTGGAACCGAATGATGTGCAAGAGTGCAGGGTTCTCCTGAATCTCCTTGATGACCTGGGCAGAGTACTGACACTTGTCACCGTAGACCAGCGTGGCCATATTACATCTTACACAGGGAATCCGTGAATTTTTTTGACGCACCTAAGTAATGAACAACCAGGACCTTTTGTTGTTCCTGTTGCTGGCCGTATTTGGCTTTATGATATGGAACCGGACCAATGGTGAAAATTTCACGGATGTGTCGGCTGACAAACCAGTCGAGCCCGCCACGATCCAGACTATCATCAACTCTATCCAGGCCAAGGTTCCAGACCTGTATCCGATTCAGACGGTGTACATCAACCCGTTTCAGGGCGACATGGGCTCCATGATCTACAATGCCCGTATCATGTTCCTGAACACTCGCGGATATTTCGGAGTCCAGTACGACGTCAAGGCGGACGCTCGCGGAAACGTCCTGGAGATGACCGAGCAGCCCTCGCCGGACATGACCGGTCCGTTCATGGCGTACACTGGCGACGGTTATGAAAAATTTGAAGACGTCCAGGCGGTTTTGGACCAACAGTTTGCCGATCTGAAGACTCAGGTCTCAGGCTACGAGACTAAACTGGATACGTTTTTGGAAACCCAGTCGTCGTACAACCGGGCGCGCGCCACCCAAGCCGCCCGTGCCCCGTACGAAAAAATCGCCGCGACGACCGGCGGTTCAGGCTACCTAGGCTCGGGTGCGCTGGCCTATTCGGAATAGAAAAGCGTCAGAATACTAGTACATGTCGGAGCTTGTGTCAGCCCGAGAACTTGCCGAGCGTGAACGTAAACGTCTCAATGTAAAAAAAGCCACGTATCGCGCCATTCTTGAACAGTTTTCGAGAAAAATCTCGAATGGCGCCGTACTCGGAAACCATGAAGTCATGTTGACAACACCGCGTTTTATGATTGGATTTCCTGCATACGATGTCATTCGGGCGACAACATACCTTCAACGTCAACTCGACAAACTTGGATATTCAACCAGACGCGTCATGCCTCACGTTATCCACGTGACATGGAAAAGACCCCCAACCTCAGGACCGGTCATCATCGACCATTCACACGAGGAACAGCAGCAGCTTCCGACCCTGGCCAACTTGGCCAAGACGGCACAAAAAATTCGTAGTAAACATAAATGAAAAACTTGCTCAAAAATCTCGTCAATACGTTGATGTCGCCCAAAAAGCCAGTCAATCGTACACCCATGAAAGTTAACAAGTTGAGGGCCGCTGCAGCTCAGGCATCACGCAACGCCAGAAGGTCGCGCCTTAATGCTGCAAACAAAGCAGTCCAAAATTACACATCAATCGCTCGCAAATATATCAAAAACAACACGTCAGTGACGAACGCCGCGGTGAATGCCGCCCGTAAGAAAGCCCACGCCGCGGTGAATGTGGTATGAAAATAAACACACCCAACAGTACATGGACGTTCTGGTTGAAGCCGAACGTAAATACATGACCAAACTGACGAGCGTAATTGCACCAATAATGATTGACGCCTTTTATGATCTCTTCCAGGAGGCAAAAAAGACTTCACAGGGGCGTAAAGTGCTTCTTCAGTATCAGGCACTTTTGCAAGAAGTAAAAAATTGGAACAATACCATCGTGAAGCAGCACACGGATGCAATTATCAAATCGTGTTCGATGTTCCCAAACCTGCTCGCGGCAGTCTTTGTGATTCTCGTGAAGATCATGTCGGCAGTGCGCATCACAAATGATTCCAAAAAATTAAACATCAAGTTGCCGACGAACGACGTGTTTGTTCATTCGTGCTACATGGCCACGGCTGCCAGTCTATATGAAGATCCATACGTGATGGTTGAAGACATTACGGATATTGCCCGCCGGGCAAATATTCACGCTCGAATCACGAAAGCAGTCCGTGATGTTGTCGAGGACTTTGTGCCCATTCAACAAATTTTGGACACGTACATTCCGTCATTCACAAGTGGTGAACTTGATATGAACGGACCGTCTGAAATAGAAACAGCAGTTTTGGAGTCTGAGCCAGAGCCAGAGCCTGAACCACTCACGACCCCCGAAACGGAGCCAGTCGGTGAGGAGGAGCCTTCAGCGCTCGACCAGGCGGTCGAAAATGCAACCTCTCCAGGTGAAACTCCAATGACCGAAGAAGTCAAGTCAGTTCCGGTGAACACACCAGGCACTCCAAAGATCCATGAAGAAACATTGTTCGACGATGCGCCGGAGAAAAAGTAATGGTAAAAGTAAATGGATCATTACTTTCGTGAACCGTCCAGTGCAGCACTCATCGCCGGAGCAGCAACTCTGGCATATATACATGTCCGGGCAACAATGAATAAGGAAAAGCTTCCAAACTCTGCATACTTCAAACCTGCATTTCTCGTCGCCGTACTTGTGTACATTATCGTATCGCGCGGCGGTGCGTCCAAAGAGACCATCTCGACCGACCCATACTAAAATATTGAATAATACTAAAAATGCCTTCACCAAACCGTGGGAACTTTCCAAATAATAATGCTTATGAAAAAGCACGTGCAAACTATGAGCGCAAAGGAAAGAGACCAGCCTCAGCCTCGGCGTCTCTCGAAAATGTGTTGTACGAGACGAACATGCTTCGCCAGATGAACATCTCGAATCTTGAAGCGCTCATGAAAGTGAGTCCCAAACTGCGGAACCTCGTCCGTCCAATTATAAGAAATAAGATTCGGAAAGCCAAGACTCTCATGAAAGAACGCACGGCTGCGACGCTCGCCCGCCGTGGCCCACTCGTGGCCCAACTGAGAACCAACTACAGAGGCCAGACTCTTTCAAACAACAATAAAAAGTTTCTCATGAATACCAACTATGCAAGCATCAGACGCGCTGCCTACCGAAAAGGACTTCAACCCAAGCCACCTATGGGCCTCGCACCTGCGCCCACCATTTACGTGAGCCAGCATCCATTCCGTGGATATATGAATCATATGAGAAATATACGCCCATACGAAAGAGCATGGATGTTTACGGCGAACCAACCAGGTCGTAATAACAGATACCGGTCAACTGGTCGTTTGACGGCCGAGGCCAAAAGATATCACCGTTCGAACGCCGACATTGCGCGCGAACGTCAGTTGATGGCCCAGCGGATTGCAACCCGGTGGTTGAAGAAATTTCGGGCCCGTAAGAACTTAAAGTAAAAATGTGCACAAATATAAATGGCGACCACCATCTCCGCATTCAATGACATGATGCAACAGTTTCTCGATGAACTCGTACTGACATTCCCGGACACCAAGTCGTTCGGTAAGTTTCAGTCCCAGTTCAAGTTGCTCCGTAAGACGGCTCCTCGTTCTCCGATGAACAACTTCATGGAGTCGATTACGCCGTATGCCAATAGCGTCATGCAGCGCGACGAAAAGTTTTTTCAGGAGCACGCTGACACGATTCCATTTCTGAAGAAGCTGGACATTACGTCCATCTGGAATGATGAGCTTTCTGATAGCACCAAGGGTGCCATCTGGCAGTACCTGCAGACGCTGTATATCCTCGGCACGACCATTTCGGCCCTGCCGGCCGAGACGCTGTCCATGATTGAGTCGGTTGCCCAGAAGTGTGCGACCCAAATGACCGAGAATGGTTCAGGTCAGTTTGACGAGAAGATGTTGATGGAGAATATGTCTGGTCTCATGTCTTCGCTCATGGGCCAGGGTGACGGCCCACTGTCGCTTGTGCCTCCGAAAAAGTTCTCTCACAAAGAGTAATGGATGATGTGTTTCGTCGTGAAGCGTTGCTCGATTTTTGGCCCAGCTCGCGTCAGACGGCCAAGGAACGTGTCGAGGCGACGACTCGATTCATCGTGTACGCTACAGCGATTGTACTGTTGATTCGCCGGGACGGCCGGGTGCTCGCGCTCGGTGCTCTCGTGCTTGCAATTCTTTATGGACTCTACTACAACAACATGATTCCGGACGGCGCTCGGGCTGTTTTTATGGCGCCGAACGTCGACGGCATCACCATGCCGACACTGAACAACCCCATGGCCAACATGCTCATCGGCGACGAGCCGACGAGACCAAGTGCCGCGTGGTACCCGTCTGTCAAGACTGAGGTTGAGAACCAGTGGTCACACATTCACCCATTTGAACGGACTCGGGACGCCGAGCGCAACTTTTACACGACAGCCAGTTCCGTGATTCCCAACGACCAGACGATGTTTGCTCAGGCGGCGTACGGGCGGCCGTTTGAGCCCCAGTGTCGCGACACCCCGGGGGCGTGCGACCCAGAGGGCAACCCGTTCTCAACCTTCCCAGAGCGTGTCCAGATGCGCGCCGGTAACGGTGGCGGGTACGGTGGTGGCACGGGCGGCGGCGGCTTTTAAAAAAAAGTCGTGTACAATTAAAGAATGCCTCGGCTTCAGACTGGTGAACTTGTACTCGAGGATGGTATTTGGGTCGGCCCCAAAAATACCAACTATGTCGACATGGTGATGATCGACGACGCCCTGCGCTCCCAGACCACGACGCAGCACAACAAGTACACGGACATGAAGCCCTACGACTTTCCCAAGTTGTACAATGTCGAGAATGACATTCGCGTCCAGCTGAACGATCCGGTCAGCACGTATGCGATGTACCAGACGGACTCTTTTGCTCAGCGCTACGGCAAGAAGTAGGCCCGAATTTTTATAAATGTAAAGTAATAGATATGGACTTGCTGTCCCTCGCTGCCGTCGTCGGTCTCGTTTTTGTCGGAAAACGAAACAGTGACGCCAAGGAGGTACCACCCGAAATGGATGCCGCGACGATGCCCCAACAGCCAATCACGACGCTCGACACGGATCTGATGTCCGGTGCTCCAGGAATGCGTGCCGACGCTTTTGGTCTGCGGCCCATCAACCCGTCATTTGGTCGTCGCATTGGTGATGCGTACTTGCCGCCCAAGGAGATTACCGGAAACCTCGGTGACGCTTGGACCAAGGACGGTCACCGGTTTCCGTTCGGTCAACCAGTGTATGACCTGACGGCTCGCGAAACCACGTCGAACAAAATGAACAACCTGAACCCAGGTGAGAAACTGAACGTCGGTCGCGGTCTCGGCCTCGATCCCGACGTCCCCGCCTCTGGTGGGTTCCAGCAGTTCTTCCGTGTCATGCCGAACAACATGAATGAGGAGCGTCTGCACAACCTGCCGGGCAACTGGGGCGGTCCAGCAAATTCGGTCGTGAAGAACGGCGGGACCACCATGGGGGAGATTACCAAGCACGCCAAGCCGACCAAGGCGTGGAACCGTCAGCCGACCCAGAACCGAGGCCAGGGCCAGGGTGGTGCCCTCACGGCACCAGAGGGTCGTCCAGACTTTCAGAAGACACGCCGGACAACGAATCGCCAGGAGACTGGTTACCGTGATGACACGCTCGGCAACGGCACACCGGCCTACTTTGTCGGTCAGGCGTACGACAGCACGTTGCTGAACAACGGCATGACGCGCTGGTCAGAGAATCGCGTCAATCCTGATCGGGCCGCGAATGCCGGTCGTATGAACGTTCGTGCCGACCCGGTCGGTCAGCTCGGCGCAAATACGACGACGCGCCTCGAGGCTGGTCCTTTGCCGTTACGTCCGGCGGACGCCTCGAAGAACTACGTGTACATGCCACCCCAGTACGACAAACTGAATGTTTTCAAGGGGAACGAAATCAAGTCCGATTTGACTCTGGCCAAAACTATCCGGGCAAAGAATCCCTTGGCCCAGCCCGCTTTTGCTGACTATGCGTCGTAAAAAAAATACCAACCATGAATAAATGAGCGGTGGTATTGTACAGCTCGTCGCCATTGGTGCTCAGGACGCTTACCTGACCGGTAAGCCCGAAGTTTCGTTTTATCGTTCGTCGTACAAGCGCTACACTCACTTTGCCAACTCGGTCGAGCGTCAGCTCATCAGCGGCAGCCCATCCGCAGGTGGTATTTCGACAATTCGTTTCGAGAAGAAGGGTGACCTGCTCTCGTACGTCTACCTGACGGCTCGTGACGCTTCCGGTGCCATGGTGCCCAACCTGAACTGGACGTCCAACATCATCGACAAGGTTGAGCTGCTGATCGGCGGTCAGGTGATTGACATGCAGGATAGCCAGTGGATGAATAACATCGAGCCGGTCGTCGGCGCTGTGAACACCAACCAGCGTCTGTTGAGCCCGTACGTGAACGGGAGCATCACCCCAGGCTCGAACGTGAACACGTTCCAGGCTCTCAAGTTTTTCTTCTGCAAGGACTGGCAGTCGGCCCTGCCTCTGGTGGCTCTTCAGTACCACGACATTGAGCTGCGGATCACCTGGTCGGCCAATCTGAACAACACTGCGACCAGCAGCTCGACGAACATCAGCCCGGCTGTGTCTTACGCCAAGTTGCAGTACGTGTTGTGGACCAACTTCATCTACCTGGACCAGTCCGAGCGCGACTACTTTGCCAAGCAGCCACAGGACATGCTCATCACCCAGGTGCAGCGCCAGGCAATTCCGAACGCCTCGATGATGGAGTTGGCGTTTGCCCACCCCATCAAGTACCTGGCGTTCTCGTCCAACAGCTACAACACGGTTTACGCAGGCAGCTCGGCGGCCGCATCCGACCTGCAGTTCAAGACGCAGGTGAACGGTGTGGACATTGGCGAGTCCAAGGCGCTGCCTCACTGGGTCGATGTGGCACAGTACTATCACACGCCCAACGGCTACGCGCCATACGGTGCCGTGGCCAACGTGGCCATTGTGCCGTTCTGCCTGGACACGTCCAAGCTGCAGCCGACCGGCACGCTCAACTTTTCTCGCATTGACACCTACCGCATCGTGACGCCCGCCACCGTGACCGTGAAGACTCTGACGCTCAACAGCCAGAACACGGCACCGGCCTACGTGTACGCCGTCAACTACAACGTGCTCCGGATCCAAGGCGGTATGGGTGCACTTTTGTACTCCAGCTAAAAAATCCAAGTCTATATAAATGCCAAATAATCAGTATGGTGGGTTTTTGCAACTTCCACCGGCCGCGTACCAACAGTTCCTTGCACAAATGATGGCCGCTGCGGCGCCTGCGTCACCCAACGCACCCCGCACGCCGAACCGTAAAAACACCAAGAAGCCAAAGACTAAAAAATAAACTCATACATTTTTTGATGTCAAGAACATATTGGTTCTTCATCATCAAAGAATTATATCAAGTAATGAACACTCCGCCAAGAACGCGTCCAGCTGCGAACCGCAACGGAAGTCTTGGCGCTGAATTGAAAATCTGCAAAAAAACGTTGCATTGGGGAAATCTTGGAAAATGTATTTAAGATGACATTAAATATATGGAAATAAATTAGAGAATGACCTCCGAAAACGTCCAGGCGGCCCAGTTGATTGCGGAGGGGCCACAAGACATATGGCTGACAGGTGACCCACAAACGTCATTTTTTCGTTCAATGTACCGCCGGCATGTTTCGTACGGAATGTCTGTCGAAAAGTTTAATTTTAATAGCGACACGGTTCGGTTTGATAGGCGAGGCGACCTTCTCGGTGCGTGTTATCTTACGGTCAGTGATCCGGTAACCAATGTACAACTTTCAACATTTCCAATCTCAGGTTTCGCGCGCGTCGATCTTTTTATCGGTGGTCAACTTGTCGATTCACAGGATACGACATTTTCTTCACAGGTTTGGCCCGTCACGGAAGCGACCACCTGGTCTGAACGAAACGTACCGTCGAGTTTTTATCCTTTGCATTTCTTCTTTTGTAAAGATTGGTCACGTGCGTTTCCGCTCGTCGCACTCGAGTATCATGACATTGAAGTTAAGATTCGTGACGCATCTTCGAGTTACACCTTCACTTTGTGGGCCCATATGATTCACCTTTCGGATCAGGAACGCGCGTGGTACAAACGCCAACCGCACCGCTTTTTAATAACCCAAACACATACGGCCCGAATTGACCTCCAAAGAGATTGGGGACGATTCGGAGGACCGATCAAATATCTCGCATGGCCGAGTATATCTAGTCCTGTTCCAGATGCTGTTACTGGTTTCGTGACGTCCGACCCAACCGCAACTACAGTTGACCTGATATGGAATCCAGCCTTGTACGCAACTTCGTACTCTATTGAGACATCACCATCATCAACTACGCAAACGACATCCGGGACGATTCTCACGTTTCCAGATTTGGTACCGGATACTGAATACACGTTCACGATCACACCTTCGAATGCAACGGGTAATGGTCCACCGACGACGTCCGACCCGATAAGTACGCTCCTTCTTCTTCCAGATGCTGTTACTGGTTTCGTGACGTCCAACCCAACCGCAACTACAGTTGACCTGATATGGAATTCAGCCTTGTACGCAACTTCTTACTCTATTGAGACATCACCACCATCAACTACGCAAACGACATCCGGGACGACTCTCACGTTTCCAGATTTGGTACCGGGTACTGAATACACGTTCACGATCACACCTTCGAACGCATCAGGTAACGGTCCACCGACGACGTCCGACCCGATAAGTACGCTTCCTCTGCCTCTTCCAGATGCTGTTACTGGTTTCGTAACGTCCAGCCCAACGGAAACCACCGTCGACCTGATATGGAGTCCAGCCTTGTACGCAACTTCTTACTCTATTGAGACATCACCACCATCAACTACGCAAACGACATCCGGGACGACTCTCACGTTTCCAGATTTGGTACCGGATACTGAATACACGTTCACGATCACACCTTCGAATGCAACGGGTAATGGTCCACCGACGACGTCCGACCCGATAAGCACCCTCCTTCCTCTTCCCGGTTTTGGTCCTACGGCGGGGTATCCCGATCCACCAAATGTGACGGCAACAACTATAGATGTAGTGTGGTTCGAATATGTACCTGAATACGCGACTTCATTTAACGTATATGCTTATTCAGTGCTCGATGGATTAATAGGCTTTGAGAACGTGTCCATATCCTCGTTCTCTTATACTTACACGGGGTTGACACCCGGCACCGAATATTATTTCACAGTTGCCGGTGTGAATGCGACCGGTGTCGGAGAGGCGGGCGGCACTTCTGTGAATGCGTATACGCTCATTCAAGTGAACTTGGCATATACGGGAACGATAGAAACCCTAAACCTAACTCCTGGAACTTATACTTTCGAACTCGCAGGTGGGGCGGGCCCAATGTCTGGAACTGGCACTCTATTTGGCTATAATAGTACTTACGGTTCGTATTCTTCGTTTTCTGCTGAATATACAATAACTGAGCCTATAACTATCGAATACGTTATAGGACAAGCATCACCTAATCAGGTAGGTGGAGCAGGGGGGACGTTCATATACGACCTGACAAATAGTTTATGGCTGTTTGTTGCCGGGGGTGCAGGTGCACCACAAGCATCTGACCCCTTAGTATCGGAGGGTGATGGTAGCGGCGGTGTTACAGGTACATCAGGTGGTTCAGGTGCAGGTATAAGTACCGATGGTTCGGGTGGAACATATGATACTGGTGGAGGACTTACGACTACAAACGGAGCATTCGGTGGTACAGGGGGTACATTAGGAACTCCATACCCTGGTGGTTTCGGTGGGGGTGGTGGCGGATGTGAATTTTTCGATTTCGATATAACTGCTAACCCATTATATATAGTGGGTGGTGGTGGTGGATATTCAGGAGGAACAACGTCAGGTACGTATGAACCAGGATTAGTAGCAACTTGGGGTTGCTCCCCAGGGACTTCTTATCTTATCCCCGGTTCTACAATCATAGGGACCACCAATTCCGGTGGATCAACTAACAATGGTTATATAAATATTACTCAAACTGTATAATAAAACAACGAAATGTCACTTGCCGATTATCAGTTCAAAACACAAGTGAACGGAGTCGACATTGGAGAGTCTCGACACATTGCCCAGTGGACGGACGTGAATGCTTATTACCATACACAGCACGGGTACTTGGCATCGAGTGTCGCCATAGTTCCATTTTGTCTCGACACCAGCTCATATCAACCGACCGGCACGCTCAACTTTTCACGCATCGACAAATTTGAAATTGCTACACCACCGGCCGTTCCACTCCCCAGCATGGCTGCCGGTCAGTACATGTACGCCGTCGGATATAACATGATAGAGATCCGCAACGGAACGTCGTCACTTTTGTATTGGGACTAAAGTATAATGAATACTCCGCCGAGAACGCGTCCAGTTGCGAACCGCAACGGAAGTCTCAGCGATGAATTGAGAATCATCCGTAGAACACTCAATTCACTGAGAATACCATGGGCTCTCAGTGGAAGCATGGCGACTAAACTCCATGCAAACAGCCTCGGTGTCCCTCTTCACAGATTCCCGAACGATATTGATATTGTCATTCGTGAGAAGAATGTTGATACGGTTACCATGGCACTGGCCGGAATTGGGTACACGTCGAACAGACCACCGCCTCTCCGGTTTAACCATGTGAAACTTCATCACGGTAAATTTTCAATCGATCTTTTGGCAGCCGGTGGTAATCTCGCACCAACTATCTTGTCAAAGAATGTGACGCTAATTAACAAAACACCGGTTGTTAAAATAAGACATTTAATAACACAAAAAAATAGAGTTATTTATAATCGTTTCATATCAAATCTGCAAAAAAACATTGCATTGGGAAATAAAAGATTTTTGGAAAACTTGGAAAAACGTATTTAAGCCCAACCTTCTTTGGGACGTTCCAAGAAATCGGGTGGATCATTGTAGTTCAATGTAAGTTCGGTTCCTCTTACAATAGGTCGAAGTGTCCATATGTTCCATGTTCCAAACAATGAATCATATCGAAGTTCACAGTTGCATACTTTTGAGTGATTTATCCAGGACAATATATAACTCACACCTTTGTGCCGATAGACACCTATACCAATACATTCGCCTGGTTCTCTATGGACGTCAGTATATAGTCCATTTCCGTGAACACTAGACTGTTCAACATAGACTTTTTTCATCATTTACTATTAGCATGCAAATTTGGAAGTGGGTCCTGGCGATCGGCCTGCTGTTTTTGATTACGTACAACCCATCCACGCGTACTTTGGCTAATTTTTTTGAGGGCCCAATGGTAGAGGGCGATCGCCATGGCGGACCCCCATTTGCGCGAGAGGCACAAATCGATAGCGATTCCGGTAACGATGATCGGGAACCGCCCTCATATGCTCATCGTTCACGATAGGCGGTACAAGGAGTGGACCTTTGTCACAGGCGGGTGTCGTCGGCGCGAGGTGTACAACCCACTTCGGTGTGCAATCCGTGAACTTCATGAAGAGACTCGAGGGACGATCGACCTCAAACGGGGCGCCTACGCATACTTTCGATTCACGACCGACTACAAAGGTCCAGGCGACACAGAGGCTGACGCCGACACGGTCAGTGTCTATCATGTCTACGTGATTGACCTTCCGATGACATCCGGTGAACAAAAAGATGTCGTCACACGATTCAACGAACAAAAGACAAAGATGGAACTGAATCAAGTTCCCTTCAAAAAGAATCACGACGAAAACACGGAAATGATGTGGGATACACTCGAGGGTATCACCGACCGAGGGGACCTATGGGTTCTCATCCGCGAGTGTGTGCTCAACAATCCGGACTTTGCAAAGGCACTCAGCGCGTCCCACAAAACGACCTTTTATCTGAGACCATAAATAATGACGCGCCCAAAGCGTGTTTTTGCCGAAATGCTCGCCAAGGCTCAGGGTGGCGAGGATGTTGACGTGGATGACATCTGCGATAAGCTCACTCTCGCGGATATCATGTATGAACTCAAGAAACTTGAAAAAGAAGCCGAGCCAGAGCCGGAGCCGGAGCCGGAGCCAGAGCCAGAGCCAGAGCCAGAGCCGCCTCGGTCCATTCTTGATTTTTGGTCTCGGTTGTCAGGTGAATGAAAATATTGACTGTTAATAAAATGAAGAACGTTTCGACCCCCTTGATGGTCGCCGGTGGTTTTGTTGCTCTTTGGGTCATCTTGACCCGTTCGTACGCAGGCTACAAAGGCCAGGAGACGGACAGCGTCGCTGATCGTTACATAAACAAGCCGCACGTTTCCACGTAAATGGCGGTCGCAATTCGCCCTCCGACAATTCGTCGTCAAATGTCGACCGACCAGGGAAGTAAGCGCGTGTACACGCTGCACAGCAGTCACAATAACGTGTTTGCATGGCGAACGTCGAACGAAAATATGAAAACAGCAACTGTGGTGTTTCGGCGCCAACAAGATGCTCTTCTTATGGCGCACATGATCGAACGACATGTGCGCCAGAATAAGGAATGGCCTTCGACGACCATGTTTGACTTTCAGTTGTATACAGGGCACGGTAAACACTCGGCCGAACTTGAGCTTATCGATATTAAGCAATGGGACATGGAAAATCTCAAAGTGTATTGCGTCGAGGCTTATCTTGATATGATTACGCTATCGACCCTGACACCAACGAGAGATGGATATAACCTGAATGGTGAACTTCTTTTACTCAATGTTCCATTTGAGTTTTATGCCGATAGACTCAATCAACTCTGGGAGGTATGAACGCCTTGCCGGTCAGAACCTGTGTCGCGTATGACGTGGCGAGAACAAAGTGAATATGGGGCCAATCGAGCGCCTCGACGACCGATACCTTAATCTTCATAGGGTTGTCGTTGATATCATTGACAACCTGGTTGCGGGCGTTGGGGTCACCCAGTGTTGGAGCGAGCACGGTCATCTTCTGGAGCCACTTGACGTGTGTCTCGTTGGTGGCGTCAAACTTTTTGATAAAGCGCTGAGTAATAGTGTCACCCATTTACTCATCAACAGTTATTTTCTTTAGATTTGACAGGTATGAGCGCTTTGAACATTTTGATGCTATCTCTGTTTGAGATACTGGGTGACTTTCAGTTCAAGTTCTTTGCGCGCCAGGGTAAGCTCGCGAATTTTGGAGGCGGTCTCGTCGGATATTCCGGTGTCATCTACTTCCTCATCGCTGCTCTCAAACAAGGCAACGTTCTTTGGGTGAACGGGATGTGGGATGGCGTGTCTGGCGTGATCGAATCCCTGGCGGCGTTTTTTATTCTCGGTGAGCGGTTCAATAATTGGTTTCAGTACCTGGGCCTGGCGATGATTACGACTGGCCTGGTATTGTTGCGCAAGGGTGGTATTACTCAATAACATCAGAGTGATGACCAACTGGGCGAGCTGTGGCATGATACGTACAAGAATGTACGACTGACGTAGAGTCAGCATACTTCTCTTAAAGTTAAAAAAACCTTTAAAAGAAACATGTGGATTCATCCAAGTTATCGTCTCGGTAATGTCATCGAAGCATGGTACGGTCAGCATCACGTACAGAAACGTGACCAAGAAAGTGTGTCGAGCATGACACGGAATTTTCCCGGAACATTCGGGAAGTTTCTTGATACATGTGTTCCTTCCAATCTTGTACAAAACCCGACGCCAAAGTTTCTTGACGAAGCTGAACATTCATTTTGGTGGGGTTTGATGGAAAATCAAAAATCGGTCCATCCCTGGTTCGGACAGTCTATTCGTTCTGCGATTCGCGAGTTTTTTCAAGATGATGCTTGTACACATACATCAAACACGTGTGTTATTCATGTACGAGTAGGGGACATGCTTGCCGCAAACTCGTCAGAGTTTAAAGTTCAATATATACTTGACGCAACTGATAAACTCCCGCGCATCCCAGACTGTTTTGAAATTCTCAATGGTGGAAAGTTTCATGACCATCTTGGGCTTATCGGTCAGTCCGAAACACTATTGACCGAGCTGGCGAACGGTATTCATAAGAAATTTCCTGATGCAACTGTTACAAAAATAGAAAGTCACAATGCGGACCTCGATTTCTATCGAATGGTCAAGGCTCCTATGTTGATTACGGGCGTAGGAAGTTTTGCAATTTTGGCCGCGGTCGCAAATGAAAATTTTCGGTTAACGCCCGCACTCTCTCAGATGGATTTCTATAACAGAAAATATCTCATCAAACCCGAAAATGTGTATGACGGATGGCACACGTATTCGGTCGCATAGAAAGATGAACCGTATAGATTTTAACATGGATGACATTCAGCGCCTCATTCGAGAGAATATTCTTCCACGACTCGATGCACACGAGGCTGAATTATGGGAACTGCGCGGCGCCACATGGCCGGTCTGTCAAGCAATCAAAGACAAGAATATGGCATTTCGAAACATAAAAGAAAAGCGTCGTTTTTTTCGCTTTTTGGACCGACACGAAATTCGTCGGCTGCTTGGACTCAAAGCGGCTTATGCCCGAATTGACGACGTGTCACTCGAAGAAGAGATACGGATGTGTTCATAAAGATGAAATATGTAATATGATTAACAATGCTGATCCCTGATTGTTTTGAAAAATGTTCCATTGTACCAAAAGGTATTATTCATATAGGAGCACACTTTTGTGAAGAACGTGAAATCTACGAAAAGGTGGGCTGTGATGATACGAAAGTTGTGTGGATCGAAGGTAACCCTCACGTCTGTCAACTTGTTTCTCAAAAGTTTCCGACGGTCCAACTATACAATGGTCTTATTTCTGATAAAGAACATGATGTTGATTTCATCGTCACAAATAATGGGCAGTCGAGCTCGTTCCTCGAACTCAAAGAGCACAAAATTCAACATCCGGATGTTTACGAAGTCGGACGTATCCAACTTCGGACGACTACTCTTCCAGAACTTTTGAGCCGACACTCGATTGATGTTACCAAGTATGATTGTCTGATGATGGATATACAGGGTGCCGAGTTGCACGCGCTCCGTGGTATGAAGGATATACTTTCAGGTTTTAGACTTGTATACCTTGAAGTCAACACAAAAGAAATCTACGCCGGATGTGGCCAACTCTCAGATATTGTTGATTTTTTGCAACCATACGGTTTCGTCATGAAGGATATTAACATGACGCATTATGGTTGGGGTGACGCTGTGTTTGTTCGTCACTCGTGACCATTCGTCTGACAATTTCATCAAACGATACAGACGGTGACCACCCGGAAACCTGACGAAACTTTGACGAATCACCGATGAGCAGATCAACCTCAGTCGGGCGATAAAATGCCGGGTCGCGAACGACAAGCGGTTCGTTCGTAAGTATGTTCCATCCGGTACCATCTTCATCCCACATGAGCTTTACACCAATGTTCCCAAAAGCCTTCTCGACAAACTCATAAATGGTGTGCGTTTCGTTGGTCGACACGACATAATCGTCCGGTGTGTCGAGTTGCAACATGTGCCACATAGCCTCGACATAGTCGGGTGCGTATCCCCAGTCGCGCCGCGCCTCGAGATTCCCAAGCCGAATCGGAAACTTACGTGCCCCGATCGCCTTGGTAATTTTGCGCGTCACAAACTCCTCACCGCGTCGCTCCGATTCGTGATTGAATAGGATACCGGTGCACGCGTACAGACCATGGGCCTCACGATAGTTTTTGGTAATCCAGTACGCATAGACTTTGGCGCAGCCGTATGGACTCCGTGGATAAAATGGCGTCTTTTCAGACTGGGGCACCTCCTGAACTTTACCGAACATCTCAGAGGTTCCAGCCTGATAAAAACGAATCCGTTTGTCGTTGGACAGACGAATCGCTTCGAGAATATTGAGCACACCGAGTGCATCGACGCGCGTTGTCCACTCCGGTTGTTCGAACGAAACTTGTACTTGAGATTGTGCCGCCAGATTGTACACCTCGATACGTTCCCACGTCTCAATCTCGGTCACGCGTTTGAGAAGTGAAGAGACGCACGACGGGTCGGTCACGTCACCGCGAACCAACTGAAACTTTTGGTGTGCCGGTGTCGCCTTTGCGTGACTGGAAAACCGTGCGAGTCCGTAGACGGTATATCCCTTTTCGAGAAGCAACTCGGCAAGGTAAGACCCATCCTGACCCGCAACTCCGGTAACAATTGCCACCCGGGACATTAAGCTGACAAGTTACTATTTTTTTAAGCTACACCTGGTGGTCGAGATGTTCCATCTGGTGTCAAAACAAGACTGCCGCCCGAATGATGGATGCCTTCACGGAGCATCTTTTCGATATCATCGAGTGTTTGACTTTCATGACGCCCGGGGTCCTTGGCGTGCGCGTACGTTTTCAATTTACGAAAGACATGTTCGGCGTCTCCAAAACTGCTGAGATGCCACCCGGCCAATTGTACGTAAGGAAACCGCCAACGATTGTCCCGAAAGAAATTCGGGCCGAGTTTCCGGAACGACTTGGCGTCCGTTACGACCGTCCCGAACCATGGTTCGCCCGTGAATGTATATTTGAATGAATACTCGTACATGTGCATGTGGCACGTCATTGTACGTTCCGGTCGACCGACTTTAGTCATGTCTGGAATTTCATCCACATCAGAAATCATCACGATTGTATCATCCGGAACGCCGTCGAGACCGTTCAGAACACAGTGCCGTTGGTGTTTTTCGCGCGACCATGGATTCGGGTCGTCGATCGGCATATCTTTGGCGACGACGTGTCTGATTTTGGGAAGCCATTGGGTGTACCGTTCTTTGTTCTTCTCAAAGACAAGTTCTTTTGGAGTCCCGACGTGTGTCACGTCTGACTCTACCAGAACAAACATGTCGACATACGGGTCGAGTGTCCGGAGTCGCCATTCAAGAACATCAAGCTCGTTGTAGAACATGAATGTATCGACGAAACCCATTCCTACATTCTTTTATGCTCGGCAGTTTTAAACCACTCGACCGTCTTTCTAATTCCATCTTCGAGAGGCGTAAACGTAAACTCGAGTGGAGGATTCATCGGCTGGACCGTTTTTTTGAGTTGGCCGTTTGTACGCGTCGTGTCGTACACAACCGGTCCCGTAAACCCAAATGCCTTTGTGATGAGGTTGACAACATGTGAAAGCGGAACTTCTGCATCAGGGGGGCACAGAATCAAAGGATGGTCGAATGTCTTGTACGTACAGAAGGACCACAGAGTCAGACGCGCAATGTCCTCACTGAAAATAAACTGTCGTTGGGGTGTCCCATCACCGGCGACGACGAGTGGCGTTCCGTCGCGCTGGGCCAGGTGACACTTGTGAATGAGGGCCGGAATGACGTGAGCGTTTTCGAGATGAAAATTGTCGTACGGTCCGTAAATGTTTGTCGGAACGACACAAAAATATTCATGACCATACTGTTGACGGTATGCCCGACACTGAATATCGACCATTCGTTTCGCGTATGCATATGCTTGGTTGCTTGGATGGGGTGGACCGGTGTGAAGCATGTCGGCCGTCATAGGATACCCAGGTGCCGGATCCGGAAAGATGCACGTCGACAGATAACACATGACGCGCTGAATTCCACACTCGTGTGCGGCCCGAAGAACATTCGTGTTCATGAGCATATTGTCCTCGTACATTTCGACCGGCTGGGCCATGTTCTTGAAGACGCCGCCGACATTGGCCGCGAGATGAATCACGCCATCGAGCGGCGTGTGCTTCTGAAACAATTCTTTGACTTGTTCATACTTGCAAAGGTTGACATCCTTTGACGAAACTGAAACCCACTCGACGCCCTCGAGGGCGGTGAGCGCACGACCGACGAGTCCGGAGCCTCCGGTGACGAGAATCCTCATTAAAGTGAATACGACACTTGTATTTATATGTCCCAAAAAGGTCACGAACGTGCCTGCGACGTCGTGTACGCGCCCGGTACACCAGTCACGTACACGGCCAACCAAAGTATCTTTGTCAAGACGGATTATATTCGTCAATTTTTTCACGAGTTCAAAGGAACCGAACCTTACAATCTCGTGACTGGTCTGAGCGACTATTCACCGAGTACATTTTTTACCGACCCGGAGCTCTTTTCGTTACTCGCCCAGCCGGACCTTGTTGAATGGCGCGCCCAGAACCTGTGCACGACGCACCCTAAAATGAAGCATCTTCCGATTGGGCTCGAAGATACGCCGAGCAAGCTCGAGTTTTGTGAGAAATACCGAGACAAACTTCGGGCCGTTCCTAAAAAGGATGCCGTCTATTCGAATTTTACACCGGACAATAATCCACACGAACGCAACTGTTTTGTGAGCGACGTGTCCGGGCGCCAAAACTTTGAAGACTACATGTGGGCAATGGCTGGCTACAAGTATGTGATGTGCCCAATGGGGAACGGAATCGACACGCACAGGTTTTGGGAGGCCCAGGTGTGCGGGTGCATTCCGATTGTTCGTTGTCCGAAAGAGTTTTTGGCAACATATGATGATGTTCCGTACGTTTCACTTCCTGGTTGGTGTTATGCCCGAATGGGTCACCCTCATGTTGTTCAAAAACGCGAATCACTGTTTGCGCTGAAGAATGACCCAACCGTTTCTATCATTCCCCTGACATTTGATAGTCCATAAATTGGATGCCAACATTTCATCACGGACCGACGACGTTTTTACCGTAAAAATATCATCAAGTGCGACATATTTCGGATTTGTATGTTTGACCGAGTTCCAGTCTCCTATACCGGAGAATTCACCACCGTCAATAATTACAAAATCAACAGCATCTGGTAAATTTCCGATATTTGATTTATTAAAATTTAAAGCTTCTCCATCATACCATGACGTCCAATTTTCATTCGAAATGTTAGAATAATTAGGATGGTTCTTCACGTCATCGATTGTCATCATAGTCGTGGCGACACGATTTTTGTTTAATGTAATGTACGGGTTTCCATTCCAAACCTGTGAGGCTTTTGCAAACATGTCATTGTCAATTTCAAAACTAAACACATGACCCTTCTTTTTGATTTCGAGCGCCTGAACTATACATTTTGTTGAACCCTGACCGTTCCATGCACCTATATCCACACATACAAGCACATCATCCTGCAAACATATCTTATAGATTTCTTTTCCGAATCTTGAATCTAAATTAATTTGACCAGACATATAAAAACAAAGAACGATATGTCTTTATATGGAAACTTCACCAGGAGATATAACTGACCGAGTATCTATATTAAAAATCAAACTAGCCAATTTTTATGATCCCAAAAAACTCGAGCATGTTAGAAATGAACTTGACATGCTTGAGAATCATCTCACACATGACACGTCCCAACTTGAAAAGGTGAACGGTATACTGTGGGACGTCGAAAATGAACTTCGGATATGTGAGAAAAGACAAGACTTTGGACCGACATTTGTACGACTCGCTAGACTCGTCTATCACACAAACGATAGACGGGCTGCCCTAAAACGCGCTATAAACAAAGACTCGGACATCGCTGAAGAGAAACAATATGTAGAATATGAGCAGACTAACAAACGGACAGTAAGTATCCTGAATCATCTTGGACTAGGGGATAACCTAGTATGCAATGGTATGATTCGTCACTATGCCAAAGAGTGCAACGTTGTCACGTACGTAAAAAAACAGTACGTCCGGTCGGTCGAATATATGTACAGAGACCTTGGTCCGAAACTCACTATTGTACCCGTGGACGATGATCAAGATGCCTGGAGTAAGCAACGACAGGGGACTATCCGGGCAGGAATATTTTACGGACATCACTGGAATGTCCAACCGCCGTGGTGCAACTCATTTTATAAAAATGCTGGCCTCGACCCGTCGATAATGCGTTCTGAATTTTTTGTCCTACGGTCAAGAGACTGTGAAGAACGTATGTACCGGCAGATGATTGAACATATAGGGACCGACAAGTACATTGTCGTGCACGATGATCCCGAACGATACACAAGTATACCCATCGACACAAATCTTCCTATCATTCGAATCGGTCGGGGACAATTTCCGATCGAGTCGACTAATATTTTTGACTACTGTACATTGATTGAACGTGCGGTCGAGTATCATGGATTTGATAGTTCGTTCATGTGGCTTGTCGAACTGATGAAACTTCGACCAAAAGAGACGACATTTTTGCACAGAATTAGACCTGCTGTAGACCCTGGTTATGACGAATTCGAAATGACTTCAAATGGAACGTTTCCGTAAATTGCAGCCATATACCCAAATGTCGACAGACCAGGCAACTGTGGGAAAATTCCACCCGTAATGTACAACTTGGGGCACTTTGAAAGTAAGAAAAAGTCGACAAAAATGTTCCGACGATCATTCATCGGTGCGTTCGGACACTCATCGTGAACGACCGCAATCGTGGTATCGATCGTCCGAGCATCTGGAAATTTCTTTTTGGTTTCTGGCGAATCGCTTGCGAGGAAATAAGGTGTCTCGCGCTTTGAAATGTTTACAAATACTTGGACCGCCTTGTCGTCAGCAAACACATCCGTCGCATTCTGGACCACGACACGACTGTCCTCGGCGGCTGCGCCTCGACGGATGTGCAAACCCGCCTTGACGCCTGTCAAGTCGTGTTCGTCAATTACTTTTTGAAGTTCGGCCGAAGGACTGATCAACTTACGGACGAGCGGGTGGACATCACGGATTGTGTGTGGATTGATGTAAATTTGTGGTTTGTAGACCGGAAGGTCTTTCCGGTCCGTCAAAGGAAAATGGAACGTGAGCCACCGACCGAGTTCATAGTCCTTGATGGACTCGTGAACGACACCATCCGGGTGATGAGCAAAAAAATCACACAAGTGAATCAGAATGTTTGCAAAACCGGCCCCTTTTTGGGGATACATCATGTGAGGCATTTGTTCTACAAGAAACTTGTGTTTTAAATACAAACATCACCCATCATACCATATTCTTTCCGCGGCTGTTCGTGTTCATCAAATCCAATACCAATATGATTGTCAACCGTCCATGAATCGGACATCCACTTTTGTTCTTTTAAACCAAGTTCACAAACATCCAACTTCATATAGTCCCATACGTGTCGAGCCAAAAATACCTGATCTGCGACATATTGATGAATCAGTGCATACTGATCCATTATAGGAACGAGTGACATCGGTAACGCTCCGGTACGTATCCCGAACATACCACCCATTATTGGCCACTCATAATGACTCGGGTGATCGCGAATATTTAGAAATTTTTTACCAGATTCTAACCATTCGTTGACGCATCGAACATCGCGCCACGTAATCCGTGAATCTACGTCGCGCACCAAAACATAGTCGTGACCAGGCTCGAACAATGGTCGAAACCGCCAAAAAGTACCATACGTACCTTTTGGATCGACACGAACAGTCTCGACACCAAGTTCCTGGAGAGTCACAAGTAGTTCATCAGACACACTATCATTGTGATAGATGCGAACTTTCCAATCTGGAAAAAATTCACGACACTGCTTCGCGTTCATCACCGCGCCATGGAGAAACATAGTCTTGGAACCCCATAAACTATACGAAATCAACTTCATTACACACTTATACCACTTCTATTTTAAGGTGAGCATGTACAACGTCGAACGCACAAGCGCCGTAATCTCATCCTGAATGTTCTTCAGGTAGGTGTCACGTGGCAGACGGCACCCACGAATCCGCGTCAGCAACGTCTTGAAGTACATGCGCGCGCTCGTCTTTGTCTTGGCGTTACGCGGCAACACGAACCGCTTGAGCCGACCGTACTTGCCCATATACGCCTCGGCGTACGCGTCCAACAGGGGGATGATACCCTCATAGTACGCCTGGAGCGCCTTGTGCTCCGCGAAAGAGTTGGTCGTCAGATGATACATGTGCGCCTTTTCGCGCGAACGCATGAGAAGCGCAACATACTTGGAAGCCATTTTTATCTATACTCTTAGTAGAGATGATTTTCGGCGAGACGGTCCTCTCAAAGGGGACTCGTGTATATAAAGGTCTACGGGTCCGTTCCGTCATGCTCCGAAATACGCGGTATTTCTTCGCGACGACCAACTCGCGTGTCGCGCGTGTGTACGGCCAGCCCAGCGTATACCTGGCCAAGAAGCCCCTGCGTCTATTCACCATGTCACCCAAAAACCTTCAGTTGCTCGTAAACAAATATCCGGGCCTGACCAAAGAAACCAGGACGCTGTTGCGATTTGCCATGGGAGTCGGTACGTCCCGTGCCCAACAAGTCCAGGCGTACAAAGTTCTGTATGGCCCTCGGGCATCTCTCCCCGGTGCACGGAACAAACGCCCCGGACAGCGCCTCAGCGTCGCGGACGTTGACCACGATTTGGCACAACGCCTCACGCGCGAGTTTCTTCGGCCTGAACGTTACGATGGATACTACGCACCGCGCGCCCGGACCATCTTCCACAGCGGTATGTTTCATTCCGAAATCATGTTATCTGACGCGACTCGGTCGCTCGAACGACGTGTCGCACCGAATCGTCCCCGGGCCGTCCTCGATCAACGAACGCTCGTCGAGTCACTTCCACAGTTGTTCGTTGCGTACTGCAAGACACATCGTCGTCTGATACGTCAATATGGTGGGTTTGTTCCGTACCTTGGTGGTGGCATGGCTGTCAAACTGTACCTCGAGGCTCGCGCTATACGTGCGCCGGCCAAAGTTCGCAACACGTCCGACTTTGATTTTACGTTTGCGGTCCCCAGGCGGCTCCGGTCCCGGGTCGATATTTCAAACCGTATTTTTGCGATGCGACAGGTTATGTCCAGACACGTGAGCGGTTTCATCACGTGGCTCAACAAAGAGTACAAGGCGACCGGTGCAAAACTCGTCGTGGTTGATTTTGTACCACCGATTCGGGTGTTGCCGGCGACCGGCAAGACGGTCTACCAGGTGATTTCGTACAAGTTGCAATTTCCAGGAATGTCCAAACCGATCGACTTTGTTGATTCGACGTTGGCTTATGTACCGGGTATCAGCCGTGAACACCTGCACCTGCCGTACACGCGCCTGTACGGTATCCCGATGGAACGCCTCAAGTACATGTACCGTAATGTCGCGGTTGTGCTGGCTGGTTCGTTCGTATATCCCGGAATCAAGAATCGCAATCCTCTTACAGGAAATAGGCCCGAAAAGGGACTCAAGAATACGGCCCGTCTTTCGACTCTGTTACGTATCAAAAAAAAGAGTTATGGGAACGGCACAGTGAAGAACTTTATAAAGAAGATTTACGATAAAAACGTAGTCGGTGCACGAAACCGCGCCCAGCAAATTATCAACGCTATTAAGAGAACGTTATGAACAAAGGTGTTCGAAGGTCGTGCATCCAGGTCCGTAAAGTGGTTCGAAACTCTGAACCGTATGTTCGACGCACCAGACGGTATGTCGAACGGTACGTCGTCAAGACGTCCGTCGTGGGGTTTGTCCCTTCGGTGATGAATGATGTAGTTATTCATCACGTTCAAGTGACTCCTATTGAATTGTTTCATATCGCGTCTGATGACGTGTCAGTGTCTAGTATGACGGCGCTCGCCATGGCCCTCATGCGACTTTTGTAAATCTAGTACAAACACCGATTACCTTTTGCGCACGTAAACCGAAATACCAAAAACGTATTTCCGACATTCTGCAAGCTGGTTCCGGCACCACTCAGAATCTCGATGGTGAGTCGGTCAATCTGGCGGATCGGCTCGATGAAAACTGCCTGAGCCGGATAATTTTGATTCCATGTAAAATGTGTGCGCTGCTGAATCTCTTCGAGCGGCACGGCCGCGATTGACGTGGCGAGCTTGCTCAGGTTTGCTATAGTTCCGGATGGATTGGAACCAATGTTTGATGTTTGACCAGACACCTGGATTGCAATCTGGCCGTTCGCCCGGTCGTTAAACTTGGTCGAAAGTTCGTTCACGTACACGTACATGTAATTCGCACCACCGGACGACACGACGTTCGAGTGGGCACTCAAGGACATGACTTCGGCCCGGACGACATTTCTGAGAGCCGTGTTCAAGTAGACGGTGAATGTGTTGTTTGACGGGGCAAAGACTGAATCAGCCTTGATGTAATACACTTCGTGTTCCGGATCACACATTCTTACCCTTTGTTTAGATAAAGATTGACACCATAAATATGGTACAATGGCCTCACAGCTTCTGGTCACTCGCCTGACATCAAACGCAAGCCTGCCGGCTCGTGGTACGCCCGAGGCTGCCGGATACGATCTGTACAGCACCGACGGATATGTCGTCCTGCCCGGTCACCGTGTTGTCGTCTCTACTGGAATTGCTGTCCAGCTCCCACCCGGAACCTATGGTCGCATTGCACCTCGTTCTGGACTGGCCGTGAAGCACGGTCTGGATACGCTGGCCGGTGTGATTGACCCCGATTACACTGGTGAGCTCAAGGTGGTCCTAGTGAATACTGATATGCGTATTCCCTTTGTGATTAAGCCGGGGTATCGCATTGCTCAGCTCATTCTTGAGAATTACACTCACGCGGATGTTGTTGAGGTTGCGGCGCCCGAGGAGACGGCCCGTGGCGCGGACGGTTTTGGTTCTACTGGTCTGTAAATGTGTAAAGGTACGCGCGCAAAAAAAGATGACGCTCCAGTAGTATAATCGGTTAGTACAGTGGTCTTATGAAAATTTAATTCAGGCGAGCCGCCAACCCCAGTTCGATCCTGGGCTGGAGCAGCGCATCAGTGTCCGAGTGGTCTAAGGAGGCAGACTCAAGTTCTGCTGGCGCAAGCCGCGTGGGTTCGAAACCCACCTGATGCACTTTGCTCTCGTAGCTCATTTGGTAGAGCACTCGTTTAGTAAGCGAGAGGTGTCGAGATCGAAACTCGACGAGAGCAATT